GACGTCAGTGCGTGGCGTCCGTTGTACTTCTACCTATACTCAATGCCCGCAGGTTATGCGGGCACGTTCGATAGTGCGGACGTCAGTGCGTGGCGTCCGGCGGACTTCCGTCTACACTCAATGCCAACGGTAACATTTACCATCATAATTACGGCAACCGGATTTGCAGCGTGGACAACAGCGACACAATTCCTGATGCAAGACAACGGGCTACTCCAAGCCGCAGTAGACCAAATCCTTGCGGACCATTACGCCGCGTTTCCAACGCGCACAGGTACAAATGGCACCATTAACATCGGCGGCACAAACGCAGCGCCGACAGGCGTGTCACCGGGCGCGGCAGAGTGCCCGCCGACCACAGGCTACAATACAGCATATGAGCTGGTCAATGACTCATGCGGCGTGAGCGCCAAACATTGGGCGACGGTAACGGTATCATAGGAGGCGACATGGCACACGTAAGAGCAACAGATAGACCGCTGGCGTGGGCAGTAGGGACGCCAATCGTCGCATCCGGCACGCTACAGGCTGGCGACTTGCTGCTAACCGGGTTGGCGCTATACGCTAACGAGGACGAGAACGCGCTGCTCGGTGCGCTGGCAACCGCTGGCGTGACCGCGCTGCCACTGCCGGACGTGGGCGCGGAGTTGGAGCAGGGCGAGATTTACGATTACAACGGGACGCTGGTGATGGTGCGCAAAGACACCGTGCGCGTTCCAGGTGATCCGCTGTTGCAAGTATCCGAGTTTGGCGTTTACCGCGAAGGCGCGGAGGCGTTCGAGTGGGTGGCTGGCGAAATTGTATCGGTTGGGGCACAGCGTACCTACGAAGGCGTGTTATATGAGTTGTATCGTGATATTGGTGCAAACAACTGGTCACCGCCGCCAGAAGTTGCAGCACATTGGCGAGCGGTTGTAGAAGATGAGTGGCCCGAATGGGTGCAGCCGACTGGGGCACACGACGCTTATCAGAAGGGCGATAAGGTGACGTTCGAGGGCGGGCATTACATCTCGCTCATCGACGCAAATGTCTGGTCGCCCGCTGTATATCCGCAAGGTTGGGAGTATAAGGGGCCAGCATGAGCGCCGTATTTGCGGGCTTGAACCCGCGCCACGTCTTTGAACTCTGGCTGCAACTCGCTAGTCTCAACTATCGCCAGTTGGTGCGCCAGCCGGACGGTTCCGTATTGGACCTGGCGCGTCCCGCCGAAGCGCAGCCGAAAGGTGTGAGCCTCGTGGCGCTGGCGGAGCAGTTGGCGGCAATCCCGGCGCTGGAATACGTACCCACCATGCCCGCGACGGTGAACTGGAACGCCTGGGATTGGCAGAAGATGGAGACCAAGCCGGGCGGCTACACGGAGATTTGTTTGGTGGTGCGCGTTCGGACACATGGCCCGGTAGAGGACAGGGCGCGCATCTGGTGGGCAGCGTGCAGTCTCATACCGGACCAGCCAGGGCGGGCGGTGTTCGTGCGCTATGACCGCATGGACCACCACAACATCATCATCGCGCCAGCGGATGACGTGCTGGCGTTTGTGGAACGCATACGGACGCTATAGCGGCCCTGGCCGCAGGAGGCACACATGGATAGGAGAGTAATATGAAACAGCGTTTTCTAATAGCAAGTATTATTATACTTATCGCTCTGTTCTTTGTGCCTGTCTATGCCCAAGACGGCATTGATACACTCATTGAATTATTCGAGCGCGGGCTGCGGATTACGGGCGAAAGTACCTGTAACGATGGTGGTTGTTCCTATGATTTCACTGTGCGGGTAGCAGATGAAATTGTTATTCCTACAGTTACGTCTACTCCAACAGTGACTAATACGTCTACCTTTACACCAACAGCAACCAGCACATCCACACTAACGAATACGCCTGTTGTAACAGATGAGCCGCCTACTCCAACACAAGAGGTTACCGAGCTTCCACCCACATTTACCGAAACACCTGTTCCTAAAATGTGTGTACTGAAAAACGATAACAATGTGACGAATATTCGTATTGGTCCTGGTACGAACTATGCTCGTATTACTGAGCAGTGGTCGTATGGGGAAGAAGCGCGATTTGATGAGTTTTTCGTGGGCGAAACCTATATGTGGGGCCACATGGAATTAGGTTGGGTTGTTGTTCGTAGTGGTACTTCCTGGTGGGTATACGGTACAGAAGGCACCGAGTTGTGTGATGAAGTTTCGGGCTGGCCTGCTGGACTCGACCCACCTGATAGAATAGTGGCTAATCCATTGACCGGGGCAACACGCCCCGGTATTCATTTTGCGTGGTTTTCTGACCGTGCCAGAGTAGCGCAAACAGCGCCCTACATCGGAATAGTCAAATGTCTTACACTATCAGGAACGATGTGCGAAACCGCCCGTAACCACAATTCTGATATGGTAACTGTTTTTCGTGATGTTCGCAGTGAATGCCCAAGCAGAGAACAGATATACACTGATCCAGATGGTTACTACGAAAGACTAAAGACGCTGTGGTCCGAGCATCCCAACTATGATTATTATGAAATTATGAACGAGTGCTCAGGATTGCGGGGCGCAGATGATTTTGCGGCGCTAGCGCAATTCAGTATTCGGGTAGCTGAGCGTGCTGCTGATGACGGGAGATGTATTCTCGCTCTATCAAGCTACCCCGGCTCGCCCGAACTAGACGAATTTATTCAGTTGGTTCCCTATTTCCAGTGGGCGGATACTCATCCCTGCGGTAAGTGGGAAACGGGCGCACCTAAATTTCACGGTTTAGCTACTCATGCAACAGGTTATTGTCCTTTCTCCACACCCAACTATCCCTGGGTTGGTTGGTCATGGGTTGCAGGTAGACACATACTGTTTGCTGAGGCGGTAGCACAAACTACGGGCTATCAGATAAAAGACAAAAATTGGCCCTGGTTGATCACTGAGTTGGGTTTCACATATGGACAGGATGAAGATGAAAATGCTTTTACAGCAGAAGAACTTCGCGCCTGCGTCGGTGAGACAACTGCTGTGTTAATTGAACAGGGAATTGTCAACGGATACATGCTATGGAACGTTGGCAAAGTGGGGGTGTGGTTAGATTACGTAAACTATTTACCTTTCATATTTATTTTTTGGTAAGGTTTAATTTTAACTATTCCTTTACACAAAGGACAAACCTCATTGTTTGGGCCGTTGGTTTTATCTCTAGCGGATACGTATCCCGTACCCCAACACTTAATGCAGCGTGTATATTCGTAAATAGTGGTCCAATAAGAGAAAGTCATCTCATGTCTTCCAGTGTAATTGGTTTAGCGTCTGCCGATTCAAATTCGTGGTGCTTGATCAGGTAATTCACAAAGGCATCTTCAAATCCACCATCATACCCTAACTCGTTAGCGATTCTCTCTGACTCAAAATATCTGTTCCACCACTCATCATCGTCGTAATCTTCTGGGTGTGGATACTCGCATCTTTCTTTGAATTTATCCCACCAAAAGTATATGTCTACATCTGGCGGACCGTATACGGGATTAATAAGATCTCCGAATTTGTTGTATATGAAGTATAACTGTTTCATGATATCTCCTTTTCTTCTCAGTATAGAGCACAATTTCCAATTTGTCAAGGGTTTTTCATTGACAAATATTCCTTTAGTGGTATACTATTAGTATCCATGTTAGGAGGCTGAAATGCTAGAAGGCAAAGTGTTGATCACGGGTGGTACGGGTAGTTTGTCTGAGCACCTTTTAGAGCGCGCCAACAACGAAAACTGGGACGCTGAGTTTATTATTTTTTCTCGCTCTGAATCACGTCAAGCACAACTAAAGCGGAAATATCCAAAGCATCGTTATGTGCTAGGTGACGTTGGTTTTATTGATGATCTTGAACGTGTAATGTGTGGAGTAGACACTGTTTTACACTTCGCAGCATACAAGCGAGTAGAAAGTGCGCAAAATAACGTAAGTGCTACGGTTAGAACTAATGTCATCGGTAGCGAAAACGTTGCACGATGTGCCGTTCGTTATGGTGTCAAACATGTTGTAGGAACATCCAGTGATAAAGCCGTTGAATCAGAATCAAACTATTACGGTCAAAGTAAAACCCTCATGGAAGGTCTTTTTAAAGAGGCTAATCAGTGGGGAAATACAGTATTTACCCTAGCTCGTTATGGAAACGTTCTAGGAAGCACTGGATCAGTTGCAGTTTTGTTTGATAAGCAAGTTAAAGCGGGAGGTCCACTTACAGTAACTTCACGCACAATGACACGCTTTTGGCTAACTTTTTCTCAGGCTATAGACATTGTTTTGCACGCTATGCAGCAAGAGCCAGGAACAATTACTGTTCCAAAAGCACACGCGAGTACGATGGAGACATTTGCACGAGCCTTTGTCCCTGATGGTATGTTAATAGATATTGTTGAAATTGGAACGCGACCCGGTGAAAAACAGTGTGAGAATATGGTGAGTTTGTCGGAGTCTCTTCACACCGATCAAGACGATAATTATTTTTATATTCGTCCGCCTAAAAACGATCTGGTGTTGTATCAGGGAAAAGAGATGTTTCGATATACCAGCGATCAGGCTCCGCAGTTAACTGTTGACGATTTAAGAGAGATGATGGGACTTAATGTCTAAATTAACCGCTCACCAACTCAATGAGACAGCGCAATACTGCTTTGGAGATGAGATAGAGTTTTTCCACGAAGTTTCTCTGTATTGGTGCGATAAAGCAGTTATGATCGGCGCTGGTCCTGGGGTTATGGCACTCGCCCTTTTAGAAGAACAGGACGAAGAGTTTGAGTTTGATATTATTGATGTCAATACTTGTCACTGGATAAAGGCTCATCTAGAAGCGGCGGGGCTGTTACACGATAAGATTCACTTCATTCATGCTGACTCTAAGACCTGGGGTGAGATGTACGATGAACAGCCTATTTCCTTTTTGATTATCGATGGCGATCACTCTTACGAAGGTGTTTTGGGCGATCTCAGAACGTGGTATCCGCATGTCGAGCCTAAAGGGTTAATTTTTCTACATGACGTGATTGATCTTGAGCAAAACGGAACGAATGGTGTTCTACAAGCTATTCAGGATTTCGATCAGCCTTTGGAGTTGGTAGAGAAAGTAGGTATCTCGCATGTCTACCGTAAACCTAGATGAGAGCATGAAGCCAACTAAAGTTTGTCGAAATTGTGGTGATGTATTTACATATGATCAACTGAAAAAAGATAAAACACGTCAAGACGGCGTTACTAATTTATGTAAGTCATGCAGTAACGCTCGCGCTAGAGGGTATAGGCAACAACACCCAGAAGCCAGGGAGAAAGCTAGAGAATACTCTCGTGAATACTATAAGATACACCGAGAAGAAATTAGGGAGAAAAGTAAAACGTGGAGAAAGGCTAATAGAGAATATTTGATAGAAGCAGCGAAAAAGTGGAACCGAAAGAATCCAGAAAAACACGCTAAACATTCTCGCGACTATCACAAAAATCACCCAGATCGTGTATTAAAGCAAAAACAGCAATACAGAGAAAACAACAGAAATCGTGTGTATTTGTTACGGCACAAACGTGAAGCTAGAAAGCGCGGCTTGCCCGATACTCTTTCTACAGAACAGTGGGAAATTTGTTTGAGATATTTCAATTTTAGGTGTGCGTATTGTGGGTGCAAAAGTGACACCTTTCACAGAGATCACTTTATCCCGCTAGCAAGTTCACATTGTACTGGTACAGTGGTTACTAATATAGTACCTGCGTGTGTGTCTTGCAATTGCAGTAAAAATAGTTCTGATCCTATTGTCTGGATAAATAGTATGTTTGATTTAGATACATCTAAGAAAATACTAAATAAAATTTATATTTATTTTTCTATGATGGAGAAAGAAAAATGCTAAATCGAGTATTATTTTTATCTCCACATCGAGATGACGAAATATTAGGTGCGGGAGGAACTTTACCACAGTGTAATGAGTTAACCGTTATGTATTTTAACTATGTTCATCCTTTAGTTGAACAGTCAGTTTATGACTCTGAAGCTGAGGCAGTTAGAAAAACACTACAGTGTGACACTATTTATAGTGAACATATGGCAGTAAACTGTTTAGATCAGTTTCCGCTTGTAAACTTTATTTCAGAAATAGAAGATATTATAAACTGGATAAAACCCACTACTGTTTTTATACCAATGAAATCTAGAAATCAAGATCATTGTGTGATTTATAATGCATCTTCTGTAGCTTTACGTCCACACGATAAAAATTGGTTTGTACCAAACGTTTTAATATACGAACAGTCGGAGTACACAAACGAAAATTTTATACCTCATGTGTTTATAAAAATTGATATAAAAGTTAAATTATCGTTGTGGAATCTGTATAAATCTCAACACCGAGGACATCGTACTAAAAAACACCTTTGTCATTTAGCCGGAGTGCGGGGAATGCAGTGTAATGTACCCTATGCCGAGGCATTTCAGGTTATGAGGCTGTCATGATTACAGTCGTTATCCCCGTAGGTCCGCAGTCAGTTTATAAGAAATATCTACCTGAAGCATTAGAGAGTCTTAAATATCAAACTGAACCTCCCGATGAGATTTTGATTATTGATGACATGGCGGATCTGAATATCAACGATTTGTGGAAGCAGATTAATACGGGCATTGTCGATGATATTCTACCCGCACTGTATTACGATAATCGGGGAAAATTTTCCATCGGAAATCTGTCTTACTGGAAATGCCCCTGGTTGTCGGGAGTAGCTCATGCCTTTAACTACGGAGTTGCTCTGTCTAAAAATGAGTGTGTTTTTATGCTGGGCAGCGATGATCGCATGTATCCGACCTGTCTCGAAGAATGCTGGAAAGAATACGAAAAGCAGGATAAACGGGATGGGTGGTATAATGTAACGATTGTAACTGAAAGTGGAAATCTTATGTCTTTGCCTAACAACACCTGCATGGTAACGAAAAATCTATGGAAAAAGACAGGCGGGTTTCCCGTTCAAGCGACATTGGGCGGTCCAGACGCTCTATTGTTATCGATCATGCTGGTACATTTTCGTGGAACGATATTTCAGGTTAAAGAAGGCACCCCCCTGTGCTGGTTGAGAGAGCACCCTGAGCAAGCTACCAAACGCGATGCAGCCTTTTATAACAAACTCGTGATTGATGTGCGAAACAAAGAAACCGAGAGATGGAAAAAACCAGTATGGACAAAATAATCTTCGTGGGAGCGGTCGAACTCAGCGCCCACGCTTTAGATCAGTTGATGAAGAACGACTTTCATCCTGAGTTGGTGATCACACTCCACAAAGAATTACATTATAGACATTCTGACTGGTTCGATCTGGAATTGATTACGTCCTCTCCAATTCTGAGGGTGGACGATATCAACCATCCCGATGTTGTTAAGAAGATTAAAGAGATCGATCCGGATTATATTTTTGTGTTTGGCTGGTCCCAACTCATTAAATCTGAGATTTTAAACTATAAATGTTTGGGTCTGCACCCTTCTCTGCTACCTAAAGGTCGGGGGCGAGCGGTTATTCCGTGGGCAATTTTGACTCAGCAAGACAAGACAGGTGTTTCTATCTTTCATCTTGATTCAGGCGTTGATTCTGGTCCGCTGGTATCCCAACGAGAAATTAACTTAGATCCCAGAGAGACAGCCCGTAGCCTTTATACAAAGGTGATCGATGCTACGCGGGATATGGTCGATGAGTTGTGTCTCTTTATGCGTAATGGGTGGGAGATACCATCTTTACCTCAGATGGGCGATCCGACTTATTTTGCCAAAAGAACGCCCGAAGACGGAAATATCGACTGGAATCTGAACGCTTTCGATATTGAGAGGCTGATTCGTGCTGTTGGTAATCCTTATCCTGGAGCCTTTTCGTATTACAAAAACAAGAAAGTCATTATCTGGGAAGCAGAAGCAATCAAGAAGTATAACTACACAGGTGTTGTTGGGCAGATTCTGGATTACGCAGACTATGGGCATGTCGTAGTACAGTGTGGATCAGGTTATTTAATCATCAAACACATCGAAATAGACGGAGAACAAAAAGTTCCGACCGCAATTCTGAAAGTAGGTAGCCGATGGAGCCGATCTGGATTATACTTACCACCTACAAACGGTTAGATCTCGCTGAAATAACCATTCGAGGTTTGAAAGAGAACTTCCGATACGACAATATAGGGTGGATCATCACTGATGACGGATCTGGTCCTGATCATCTAAACCACCTTGTCTCGGTTGTAGGTCCATCTTATACCGTTTTTACTTATGATGGCAACCGCAAGGGTGTCGGGCACAATATGAACTGGGCTTTACATAAAGTTTTCGATGATCTAGGCGGCAGTTTAATTCTGATGATGGAAGACGACTGGCATCTGGAAAAACCGCTGGATGTCGAGCCTTACACAAAAGTTCTGCTGAATAACCCGAATGCGGGTATGATTCGCTTTGGGTATGCCGCAGCAGGATTAGAGGCTGAACTTGTCTCACACGACAATCGGTTGTTATGGGACTTACACAGAAACAGCTACACTTACAGATTCACGGGCCATCCTTCTCTACGTCATAAACGATTTCATGAGACTTACGGGTATTACGCGGAAGGGCTTGCGCCCGGTCTTACAGAGTTGGATATGTGCGCCAAAGTTAACGCCAAAGATGGACCAAGAATTTATATCCCGTATGAGTTTAATCAGTGGGGCGCATTCGGACATATTGGATCAGAGTCTTTAGCAGACGTGGAGCCAGAGAAATGATACTCGTCTTAGGTCAGGGACTTTTAGGTAAAACCCTCTCGAAGCTATATCCCGATACCGTAGGTATTGGACACGAAGATTTTGACATCTGCAGCCCAGAGCAAGTTTACGCGATACTGGATTTATATAAGCCAACTCACATAATTAATTGTGTTGGAGTGGTGCCTAAATCTCCCATATATGAATCTCACATGGATGTTTTAAAGGTTAACGGGTTTGGGCCGAGACTATTAGCCGAAGCCTGTTTAGATGTAAATTGCCGCGTTATTCACATCTCAACCGACTGCGTGTTTTCAGGCTCTACAGGGAACTATTCAGAATTTGACATTCCTAATTCCGATACATTATATGGCATCAGTAAATACTTCGGAGAGATTACTTACTATAATAACGTTGTATTTCGAACATCCTTCGTCGGTTTTCCCGATCCCACTCAGCGCGGACTTTTGTATTGGTTTAAATACGCTGAAAATCCGGTTGAGGGGTATGTCAACTCGTGGTGGAACGGTTTGACGACTGTTGAGTTGTCACATTACATCATGAGTCATCTCGATATTATTTCGGGATTACATCACGTCTCGAATAAGACACACATCAATAAACATGATCTTTTGGTTCTAGCCAACGAAGTTTACGGGTGGGAGAAAGAGATTATTCCTGTCGAAGATCCAAAGTTAGATCGAACGCTGTACAGTGAAACGATTGATAAATCTTACCGAGAGATGTTTGAAGAGATGAAGGCACAACTAGGAGATCTGGATGAAGGTCTATCTTAACCCTTCGTTTGATAAGCCCGACAAAGGTGATGGCGGTATTCGCCGTGTGGTGGAGGCACAAAGAAAATATCTACCTGAGTTTGGCGTAGAGTTTGTTGATACACCCGGCGAAGCAGATGTTGCTAACTGTCACGCTACATCCTTTGTCGATCACGATACATTGGTATTGAGTCTACACGGACTGTATTGGGCAGAGTATGACTGGCCCAAGTGGTATTTACAGGTTAATGATTCTCTGATTAAGAGCATGAAAAGCGCCAAAGCAGTCACCGCCCCGTCTGAGTGGGTGGCGAATGCTGTGCGGCGGGGAATGCTGATCGATCCAGTCGTATGTTATCACGGTATCGATGTTGAAGATTGGACTCCCGGCAAAAGTAAAAACTACGTGTTGTGGAATAAAAATCGCGTTGATACGGTCTGCGATCCAGCACCCATGAATCGACTGGCTTTTCTGGATTCGTCTGTTCCGTTTGTGTCAACTTTCGGGGAGAAGACATCTAACGTCACGCTGACGGGTAAACTCTCGTATGAGAAGATGAAATCTTATATTCAAAATGCGGGCGTGTATCTGGCAACCTCTAGAGAGACGTTGGGGGTTGGGACACTCGAAGCGATGGCGTGTGCTACACCTGTCTTGGGGTGGAACTACGGTGGACAGCGAGAGATCGTTCGACACGGGGTAACAGGCTATCTGGCTGAATACGGAAATTATGATGATCTGTTAGATGGATTACATTATTGTTTGGATCATCAAGACGAACTAGGAGCAAACGCTCGTCAAGATGTACTAGAGAATTGGAGATGGGAACGTGTTATTCAAAGCTACCTACGCGCCTACCAGCAAGCCCTCGCCATCGACTACGGACCAACAGTTAGCGTTGTGGTCACGGCTTATAACCTGGATCAATATCTACCAGACGCCCTGCAATCGGTCAAGGATCAAAAATTCAAAGACTGGGAGTGTATCGTCGTCAACGACAACTCCCCCGACACCTGTGGAGCAATAGCCGAAGCGTTTGCGCAAGAAGATGATCGTTTCAAAGTCATCCACAATCCCAAGAATGTTTATCTAGCCGAAGCTCGAAATATAGGCATTCAAAATTCAACCGGAAAGTATGTTATTCCGCTGGATGCCGACGATATGTTGGGCGAGGACGCTTTGGGGAGATTGGTTAGGGCGCTCGATCAAAATCCTCAGTTGGATATCGTCACCGGCTCGATGGAGCTTATTGAGGAAAACGGACACCGCTGGGTGTCTAAGTGGCCTAATGCTAAAACCGTGAGCTTTTCCGAGCAGATTAAAAAAAGAAATCAGATTCCTTATGCGTCTCTCTATCGTAGAGAAGTCTGGGAGCGCACCGGAGGTTATCGGAGGCGGATGAGATCGGCAGAAGACGCGGATTTCTGGACGCGAGCCTTTTCTTACGGATTCATTCCAAGTAAAGTTACCGAAGCGCCGACTCTTATTTACAGAAATCGATCTTCTTCGATGAGTCACACTGAATCGGAGCCAAACTGGATCTCGTGGTTCACCTGGGCGACATACGAACACCTGGTACCTTTCGGAGTTGGTGGTCCGGTGTGGTCTTACGGTCCTCCTTTGATCTCAGTAGTGATTCCAGTTGGACCGCTGCACGTTCCTTTCTTGCAGGACGCTTTAGACTCTTTAGTAGGACAAACCCTTAAAGAGTGGGAATGTATCGTTGTCAATGATACCGGAAAACCCCTGACTTTGCCTGGATTTCCGTTTGTGAAAGTTGTCGATGGCGGCAAGCAAGGCACGGCTCACGCTCGTAACGTAGGCTTTGAGCACGCCAGTTGTGAGCGGGTGGTTCTGTTGGATGCGGACGATTATATGCAGCCGCATATGTTGATGACGCTCTATCAAGCCTCTCTGGAAACGGATGGGTATTTATACTCGGATTGGTGGGCGGATGATGGGGAGAAAGTCTACCGCGAACACGCGAAATCGTGGGATCCAGAACAACTTAAACTGCAGTCTTTAGGTCCGGTGATCGGCTTATACTGGAAAGAAGATTGGAAGAAGGTGGGTGGATTTAGCGAGGACGCGCCTGGGTGGGAAGATTGGGATTTTCATCTTAAATTACTGGAAAACTGTATTTGTGGCAGTCGCATCCCTCACCCCCTGTTCACTTATCGGTATAGACTGGGCTTAAATCGAGATAAGGATTTTGCTAATAAGAAAACTCTGTTAAAATATATAACAGGGCGACATAAGGATCTCTATGGAGGACGTATGGGTTGTCAAGGATGTTCTAAGCGAAATGATTTGATTGTCAAAGAGGCTAAACGAACACTCGTGTCTTCTAACGACGAGCAGATTACGGTTGAGTATATTGGACCGGGGCTTAACAAGCGTCGGATTCCGAGTCACGTCCGGCGCGGACACTATTATACCTACAGCGCCACTCAGCGTATCTTTGACATTTACAAAGCCGAAGCGGATCGTTTTCTGAGCCGACCGAGCGAATTTAGGGTACATCGAGAAACTATTCAAAACGAAATTCCGCCTTCGGATGAGCCAGTCATTGTAGCTGAAAAAGTTGTCGTGCCGCCGCGCTCGATTGAAAACCTCGATATCGATGGGGATTTGATCGCAAGACTGCGCAAAGAAGGCATTACAACGATTGAACAACTCCGGTTGATGAATGACGGATCGCTGTTGAAAATTCGAGGAATCGGTCCGTCTCGGTTAGCCGCTATCCGCGAAGCGTTAAATGTTTGATCTACTGCTCCTGAGTCTGGCGTGTTATCGGATAACATCTATCGTTCACCGCGAACGCATAGCCGAGCCACTACGCCGACTCATTGGGTATGACGGTTTAAGTTATCCAGACAACTTTCTGGGAAGCCTTTTCAGTTGTTTTTGGTGTCTGAGCGTATGGTGTGCGGGGTTAGCCATTATTCTCTACGTTTATTTCCCGATTTTGGTGTGGGTGTGTGCCGTCAGTGCCGGAGCAATCTTAATACGGGAGATTGAAGAGAAGGGATGATCCTCTATGCTGGCGTCAATTGATGATATGTTTTTCAAGTTCATTGAAAACCCTGCAGCCTGGGGTTTCATTGGACTTTTACTGCTTGCGTTCATGCTTGATCGCATCCTTACTTTCCGATTCTATCGTCAGGTTATTCATCGCGAACAAAGCGATATCGATGCCGATAACGAACGGCAGAAAAACTTAATCGATCTCATTGGGGGAACCTTGTCCGATATTAAAAAAGCCATAGACAATAACACTGAGGCATTCAGTCGATTTGCCGTGTCGCACAACGAGTTAAAAGATAGCCTTACACAATCTAATGCTGAAATGAAAGATGCGATCAATCAAATTCTAGTGGGCGTCAATAAAATCTCAAGTTCTATGAGTGACATGCGCGGCAGTAACCAGCGCGAGTATGATGAACTTCGCACGATGCTTCAAAATACAATTGATCGCGTCGAGAGTTTAATTCAGGAGTTGCCCAATGGCACTAGCGAAGACGCCGACTCTTCTACCGCTGGATCGGGCGGCTGAAGTTTTAGGTATTTCTCCACTGCACTTTAATGGTGTGCGGAGCCAATACATCCACGATGAGTCCTACTGCGACGGAGTCTGGTTTCAGGAGGCTTACCAGCGCGCCGACCGATTCTCACGCGAAGATCTGGCGCGTCTGCTGGCGGTTGCCGAAGAGACAGTTGCCAAATATTTAGGTTACTGGCCGATGCCGCGTTGGGTAGAGGAAGAAGAGCATCAATTGACTCAGTTTGTGCGGGTCGAAGTGCCGTCTTATTACAACTCCAGAGGGATGCGCAAGTCGATTCTAACCCGTTGGGGACACGTTATCGAAGGCGGTATCCGCGCCACTTCGTTAATTGAAGGTGACGCAGCTATATCTTACACAGATGAAGATTCAGATGGGTATTTTGAAACTGCGACTATTACAGTAGACTTATCTACTATTGAAGATCGTCAGGAAGTGCGCGTGTTTTACCCTGGCTATGAAGCGGCGGTACAATGGGAGATACGACCTGTTGATGTAGATCTCGACGCGGGCACCATTACGTTCAAACGAGAACAGTGTGTTCTAGAGAACTTGCTGTACCGTATGCCGCCTCCTGACGATCCAATGGATGCCGTTGACGGTGACGACGATGCCAACTTTTTAACAGCCGCCGATGTTTACCGCGTCTACAATGACCCCAGTCAACAGGTCGTATTTTACATGGAGCCAGATTTTTGCAGTACCGAAGAAACTTCTCAGACAGGCTATTTGAATGTCAGGGACAGCCGAAGGGGGTTTGTCGCCTACTGGCCCGGCACATACGATGATGGGTGGACAAATGCAACTCTGACTTATCCCCCGCTCCGCGCAAGATTCTGGTATCGCGCCGGTAAGAAAAACCTTTACTCAGAAACACCTGAATTGCAGATGGATTACACCCTGGAAAGGTTGTTGGTTTATTACGCGCTCTCTCTAGCCGACAAAGCAATTTGCGGGTGTGACAACTTTTCGTCCCATCTGGCGTATGAGTTACAAGATCTGGCAGAAGTAGGCGATACCAAGCGGTTTCAGGTCACTTTTAAACAAATGGACTGTCCGCTTGGTACCAAACGAGCGGCAATTCGGATGTGGGACTATATTCAGCAGAATAAGTTAGGCGGATCGCTGCGCAAAGGCGTTTAGCCACTCGTCCAACCAGACTTTGAAATCCTCTCCAAACGAGAAGTAATAGGGCCAGCCGACATCGAAGGCGATCATACGGGAGTAGGGTTTTTGTTCAAAGGTTTCGTCTAACAACTTAAACAATCTCTGCTTGGCTTCCTGTTTGGTAATAAGTTCGCCCTTCATATTTCCCCTCTGAAATAAAACTCCCTCGCGGGAGCGTTACTTTTACCTATTATAGCATATCTCCTAAGTAAAACACAAGTTTTTCGTCTACGGGTTTGTAAACTATAATATAGGTGATCTGGTGTAGAGGAAAGGTTAATAGTCTTATGCCTGACGTGAAATACGTTGATGAAGACGGATATACCTGGCTTAAACGGGTGACGGAACGGGCGAAACCAGAGCACTATAACAGAGGTATTACCATCGGCCCCCCCGACTTGAGTGAGTTGGATCTGACAGAAGACGAGCGTAAAGTCTTACAAGAAGGTCTGGTGAACTCGCGGCTGGTGAATGCTGAGTTGGTGCACGGAAGTCGCAATCACTTGTTTAATGTAGTGAAAGCGGCGCTGCCTAAACGCAACACAAAAGCGGTGATCAGGCATATTCTGTCCATTATGCAACGTGATATATAAGGAGATACAAACATGCCTGTAGGCGAGAAGTCTTCATTCTCTCGTGTCTGGACTCTACAGTACCGCGCCAGCCCGTCGCACGTTCCGATTTATCAAGGCTACTCGAAAGCAGGAGCCATCGAGCAGGGCTTGGGCGATGTAACGCCAATCCGTGTGCCGTCCAAAGAATCATACGGGCAGTTCACCGAGTTGGCGATTACCCGCGGTGCTGAAGATCGCCCGACGACCTCTCTGATCTTCAAATATCTGACGGGTCGCTCGGATATCGAAAAAATGGCGAAGTCGAAGTGCGCGCTGGATGTCCAGATCCACTTCGGTCGCTGTTCGTCTCCAACCTCGTTCAACCAGGGGTGGGAGAAAATTGTCATCTTTGAGAATGCCGTCTTCACCAACTACGCAACTTCGGACATTGGCGCGTTTGACCAGTCTGAGGAAGCAGTCATTGAAGAGACGGTTGATCTGTCCGGCGAGTGGTTCTACGAAGTGGTGCCAATTCGTCTGGTGGAACGCGCTCAGTCGGAAGTGGGACAGGAAGTTGTCGCGGTTGGCGTGATTGACTCGGAAGGCTGCGGTGACTGCGCTACGCCTTCGGATGGTTGTCAGCGCGTCTTTGCCGTGAGTGCTCCTGGTACAGCTTCGCCGGGCGTTCTGGCGGAAGTCCTCTTTACAGCGGATGGCGGGGTGACATGGGGTGACTCGTGGATCACGTCGCTGGCGGTTGGAGAAGATCCGACTGACGCAGTAGGTGTTGGCGACTATCTGGTTGTTGTTTCCAACGACTCCAACTCGCTGCATTACGCGGATTGGGAAGACGTGCTTAACGGCGCGGAAACGTGGAACAAAGTCACGACTGGTTTTGTGGTCACGGGTGAGCCAAACGCAATTGCTTCGGCGGGCGCGGCTGACACCTGGATCGTCGGTGATGGTGGATACGTGTATTACAGCGAATCTATCGTGGATGGCGTCGAAGTTCTGGACGCTGGCGCGGCTACTACCGAAGATCTGAATGACGTGGATGCTTACGACGCCGAAAACGTGGTTGCAGTGGGCGATGCCAACACCGTTCTCTATTCGACCGATGGCGAAACCTTCTCGGCTGTTACAGGACCGGATACGGTTAACACGCCCAATCTGCTTTCAGTTTTGATGCTGGACGAGCGGACCTGGATCGTGGGCACCGCCGATAACGCGGCCTGGTACACCGAGAACTCTGGAACAAGCTGGACGCAAATGCGCTTCGCTGGCGATACAACCGGGGGTGGCGGCACGGGTGAAGTTCGCGCTATCGTGGCGGCTACCCGTAACGTGCTCTATCTCGCGCACAAGACTTCGGCAACTGCCGGTCGTATCCTCCGTTCATTGGACGGCGGACACTCGTGGTACGTGCTTCCCGAAGGCTCCGGCTCGATTCCGGCGAACGACCAAATCAATGCTCTGGCAACCTGCTGGCATGAGGCGAATGTGGTCTTTGCGGGCGGATTGGCGGATAACGGTGCGGACGGGATTATTCTGAAAGGATCGTAGTAAAAATGGATCGTCAGGACTATAACGAAGTTTTGGCTCAGGCGGCGAGCCGCGAAGAAAAAACAGAGGATGGGTTGATCCGATTTAGCACGGGAGTTGTGCTAGGGACTCAGCCCATCCCTAAACGCTTCATTCGAGATCTGTATGATCTTTTTGAGAAGCGCAAACCTCAAGTGCCGATGGTGTGGAACGACCAAAAAGATCGGGAAGAACTGAATCCGGCTGATCCCACTTACCTTGAAAAAACTCAACAGTGGGAGATGGATCTCGTTTTCGCGGTATCGGATTTCGGGATCATGAAGGGCACGTATCTGATTGAAAAGCCAGAACACCTTCCGTCGATTGAGGATAACTCCTGGGTTGAAGAACGCGAGCACTTTGGCGTGATCGTCCCTAAGTCGCCTGCCCTGCGCTATCTGGCTTGGGTGACGTATGTCGCGGCTCCCGAAGACTCCGATCAACTGCTTCTGTCCGAACAGGTGGGCAAGCTCCTGGGTATCACTGAAGGGGCGGTTGAAACCGAGATGAGCAAATTTCGGAGTGACGAGAGGGGGGAAGCCGATCCACCGTCTGAACCTGCGCCACCGGATGGAGACGGGGATTGATGTCCGACATATCCCCGGTTTAATCCCCGATATTTACGTGATATCCGCCTGTAATGCTGCGAATTACTGTTATCACACCACCTGGCTTGATCTGAAATATGAACAGCAAGCCGAAATCGTAGCGCACTATCTCCTAGACAAGCTCATCGAGTCACACGTTCATGACGCCCAACAAGACGAGATGGAGCGGCAAAACAGGAAACGTAAGTAAATGGCTAACACAAATGTCGGCATTAGGATCGTGGTTTTGGGCGCGGCAGAGGCGCACCGTCAGGTTGGCGCTCTCCGCAACGACCTCACCCGATTCGCCGCCACAATGGACGCTGCCAGCGCGGGATCCGCCGCTTTCGGTCGCAGTCTGGTTCGCGCTGGCGATGCAATGGTGTCCTTTGGTCGTACTCTGACCTTTGGCGTGACTGCTCCCATCTTAGCTTTAACAGGTACATTGGTCAAAGCCGGTATCGATTTTGAACAGGCTTTCGTTGGAGTCGCTAAGACAGTAGACGGCGTAGCCAAAGGCTTTAACGAAATTGCCACCGAGATGTACGGCACAACTACTGGTTTGAATGATCTACAAAAGCAAGCGGTATTTACCAACGAAGAGTTTGGCAAGTTAACTGACTTTGGAGAAAAGCTGAGCGACCAGTTTATCGATCTCTCGCTTAACATTCCTATCGCTGCTACTGAGTTAGCGAGAATCGGTCAGGTATCCGGTCAGTTAGGCGTGTCTGCGTCCCAGATTGAAGAATTTACTGAAACAATCGCTATGCTGTCGGTCACAACCGATCTTTCTAGCGAAGCCGCCGCTTTCGCTATCGCTCGTGTGGCAAACATCATGGGCGTCGAATCCGAAAAGATGGCTGAATTTGCACAGCGGTTTGGTGCCTCTATCGTAGCTCTCGGTAACAATGCCGCTGCAACCGAGCCTGAAATTGTCAATTTGACTCTACGTTTGGCGGCGGCGGGTAGAATAGCGGGACTGACAACCCCCGATATTTTAGGGCTTTCTACGTCGCTAGCAGAGATGGGCGTAAGAGCGGAACGCGGCGGTACTGCTGTTTCCCGCGTCATTTACGAGATGATCTTCGCTATTTCAGATGGTGGCGATGCTCTGGACACGTTTGCGCAGATTGCCGGGTTGAGCGCTCAGGAATTTGCCACTCGCTTTAAGACAGATGCTTTAGGGACATTAGAGTTATTCTTAGCCCGACTAGCGGACGCGCAAGACGCCGGAAGGATCACCAAAGATACCCTCTTAGAATTGGGACTGTCAGGTATCCGCGTTCGTGAAGTTCTAAACCTGCTTGGCCCTAACATTGAATTGGTACGTAATAATGTTGCTCTGGCGAATGTGCAGTGGCAGGAACAAATCGCTCTGCAGGAAGAGTTCGTAAAACAGTCCAAGACGATTAGAAACCAACTTCAACTGCTCAAAAACTCGTTTATGGCGCTAGGTGTCGAAGTCCTTAAAGACTTGCGAGACGACATTGAGAACATAATCACTGGTATACGAAATCTGATCCAGCGCTTCATTGATATAGATCCGGCTGTCCGAAAGAGTATTCTCCGCTTTGGATTGTTAATTGCCACTTTCGGTCCTGCTCTGCTGGTAATTGGTACATTGACTCAACTGGCAGGTAATGCGGCTATCGGCCTGACCAAGCTCAGCGGGGCGTTTCGTGGTCTGCTCACCCTACCCTTCACCCCCTTGTTGGGCATTTTTGGGTTATTCTTTGGGGGCGGGAAGGGTAAGGACAAGAAAGGCGGATTGTTGGGTGGGCTTGGCAAACTAATTCCAAAACCTCAGTCTTTTGCTAAAGATATTAAGGGAATTGTTGGATTATTTACGGGTATGCTTAGTAGTCTAGCGTCTCCACTCACTAAATCGTTTTCTTTTCTTATAAATAAGGTTTTTATAGGGGGATTTAATACTCTATTCAGAGTTCCGTCTGCCTTAGTCAGCGTTTTTAGATATTTCGTTAAGCAAGCTCTTTATCTATTTATTGGTGTGGCGAATCCGGCAGTAGGCGCTATTGTTGGTAGATTTGCAAGTTTCATACTTACCCCGCTAAAGTGGATCACAGACCTTCTATTTGGTGGAGTTCATAATGCTTTTAAGTTTGTGTTCGGTAATGTAGGAACTATTATAACTGGCACCGCTAAACGCATCCCAGTTTTTGGTGCTTCTATTGTTAATTTCATTCTAAAACCTCTTAAGGCTATTCCGTCCCTGATTGCAATAGCTGCAGCAGGTTTTACATTATTGTTTGCGCCAAAAGTTATCACGCAAGCGGTGAAGAACTGGGATAAGCTGCTGGCTGAATTCAAACTCTCCTTTACCAACTTCACCGAAGACATTAAACGAGAAGGCATCGAGCGAGCTTTACTTTTGTTTGTGTCAGGTGGCAGTTTAGGATCCGGTCGTCAGGGGGGTATTCTCGGTATTGCTAAGGCTTTGGGTGCCAGCGAAGAAAACGCTCGCAAATTTTCTTATGCTTTGGGTACTGCAACCTCTCACGCCATTCAAATTTACAAAGCGACGGTTGCCTTTGTCAAGTTCTTGATCAACGGCGTTACTAACTCTCTGAAACTCGAAAAGTCGGTTGGCTCAACCAGCGACCGCATTATTGCTCTGACAACAGCAATTGCTCAGTTTTTGGGCGGGTTTTTCATTGGGTGGACCGAAAGTTTTGGCGACATGGCAGCGGCGTTTGATACGTTCATTCGCGCTGTTAAAGATGCTTTCTCTTCTTTCGGGGCACTGTTCACCGCTATTTTTGGCAGCGCCCAAAAGACACAGGATGAGTTTATCAGCCAGCTTGAGCCAGATTTCGAGAGTACCGCATCGAACATTGGTAAAACTGCCGGTGAAATTCTGGGGCAAATTGTATCGTTCAGCTTGCAGGGTTTCGCGCTCATTGCCAACATTGTAACGGTTGTTGTTGATGCTTTTACCAGTCTGGTTAACGCTTACAAAGAAGGCGGACTTAAGGGCGTCTTTGAAGAATTAGGTCCAACCCTTAAAACAATTTGGGATGGAATTATTCTAGCAGCAGGCACCTTATGGGATACTGTCAAACCCAGTCTTGAATCGTTTGTGTATAGCGCAGTAGATTGGTTGCAAACAGACGGAATGAGCTTACTTGCCGCAGGTATATCCAGTATCGGAAGCGTAGTCAAAGACGCTTTCGAGGACGCTCTATTCGGTAAAGAACAACGTAAATTCTTCATGACTACTCCTGCGGGAGTGACACGAGAAATACCCGACTACGGAGATGCACAGCGCAGAAAAGGTCTAAAACAAGCCGGTTTTGATCTGTCGTCTGATCTCGTGCGCGAGGGCGGTTTGGTTGAATCTCTAGGCGAATTAATTTCTCAGATGGTTGATTATATAACAGGTGAAGACGTAAAAAATCGCATTAAAGACGGATTCAATTTCGCTTTTACTGGTGTGAGAGATCTTATTAGTAATGATCTATGGCCTCTCTTACAACCGTCTTTTCAATCTGCATGGGATTCTTTAGATAGTTGGTTTGATACTTATCTTACTCCCCGCATTAAAGCTCGCGGAAAGTATTTAGGGCAGCAGTTCATTAACGAATATCTTAAAATATGGACTAACCCCGGTGGAGTTTTTGGAAAAATTATCGGTATTGACTGGAATGTATATGAGGCTTTAGGTTTAAGTGACGAACTAGGGCTAGATAAAACTTTTCAAGAAATCTTGGATGAAGAACTTGGTAAGGTTACACCTATCTCGCCTCAAACCGAAAAGTCTATGTCAGATAACATTAATCAAACGACTGTACCTTTGGGTATGGCAATTATAGAGGGACTCAATTCTGGATTAGACACCAACACACCAACCCTAACCTCCACTCTCAATTCAATTGCCAGTAAAGCTATCAGCACACTTAAAACTGCTTGGATGGCCTACTCGCCCTCCCGCATCTTTATGGCAATCGGTCAGGATGTCATGTTGGGTCTGATTTACGGTATGCAGTCCTATCAAACCTACTTGCAATCCGTTCTCAACTCGATCCTGTATCAGTTTGATATTTTCTCGATGGGAATCACCAACTCAACTACATCCGTTACAACACAGTTGATGAACTTCTACAATACAGCATCTACACTTCTGACCCTCATCAGCGGCGCAGTTTCGTCAGCTTTCTCCTTCCTAACAGGCACTGCCCCGGCAGCGGGATCTTCGGAAAGTAATGTAAATTATAATACCTACTCACCACAGTTTGTTGGTCCTCAGCCTTCTTCAACCTATATGCAGAACCAGCAAATGTACTCGCAGTATCTTTTGGCACAACAGGCGGTAGGCTGATGATTCGCAAACCTGTTCGAGAGAAAGTTCAATACATCACACCTGACGGGGTGAAATTTAACTTACACGATCCCCCCAATAAAGGGGTGTATAATCTCGATGGGGTTGGCTTGCCGCCTCGAACGTATCGTTCGGTGGCTGGTCCCTACCAACACGGGGAGCGAGTCATCAGCGCCGCCTTAGATCCCCGCACTATTTCCTTTTCGTTTCGGCATAACGGATTCTCGCGCTCGGAGTTGTGGGATAATCGGGATACTTTAACTGATATCTTACGCATCAACCGCCCCAGCGATCCAGACACCCACGCGCCTTTTAACAACCCAGAGCCGGGCCAGCTTAAATTCTTTTATCTTCAAGATGGACAGCTTGTTGTTCGGGCCATCGATGTTTACCTGAATGGAGGCGTGACCTATCGGGATTCAGACGATATTTATGCTATTCAGGAAGATTTGACATTTACAGCTTATAATCCTCTCTTTTACGATCCCACGCCTGTTGAGGTCGAGCTTAATGTAGGTAACAATACCATTACTTACGAAGGCAACTGGGAAGAATATCCGACAATTGTTGTAGATGGTGCTGTTCAAAACTTCGCTATTCAAAATACAGATACGCTGTATTATATGGATTTGCAGTATACATCTGGTGCAGCAGAAATTATGACTTTTGATTTAAGTTACGGTATCAAAGATGTCTACAACGACTCCGGAGATTCCCTGCTCAGTTATCTTACTCTGAGTTCTAATCTCATCAACTTTAACCTTCAACCCCACCCGATTGTCGAAGACGGAGATAACGTCTTGCAGGTTACACTCGATTCTGGAACTCCAACTATTACGATGACTTATTATAATCGGTATCTGTCCTTATGACTTACCCCTCAGACCTATATGAAGTTCGTCTCTACGACGAAGATTCAAATTTCGTCACTATTCTGCAGGGCTGGTCTGTCCTCGAATACTGGCAGCGGCTTAACGCGCCGTGGAACCATACCATTCGTTACGATCTTTCCTACGATGATCCCCGTCTCGAAACTTTGAGATCGATTGGTCCAGACTGGTTTTATTTAATTTACAGGACAGATCCTGTGACACTGGACAAGGATAAAGTCTGGGAAGGATTTCACCAGACAACCGTCGATCAGGCGCGAGAGAATGGCGACATCATTTTAACTCTTTACGGTCAGGGCTATACTGAGTGGTTGAATCGTAGAGTCATTATTCCTCCCGTGGCGGACTGGGAAGTTCACGAAGTTACTGCTGCCGCAGGTACAGCTATCAAAGAGTACGTGGCTTTTAATATGCTCACGGGATCGGTACCCGATGCTGACCGCGCTATGCCAGGTTTTGCGGTTGCCGCCGCCCCAGATGGAGGCAACACAGTCACTTATTCGCCCCGCTACACAAACCTTTTAACAGCGTGTCAGACGCTAGCCGAAGACGGAAATGTGAAATTCGGCATTGTCGGAGCAGACGATCCGCCCGTCACCTTTGCACTATACACCCGCGAGATTTGGGGGCTGGATCGACGCATCAACTCCACCAATCCCGACAAAGGCGATCCCATGCTCTTTGATTTCATGAAAAAGAACATGGACATTCCCATTCTATCCAAGAACTATTCCGAGCAAAGAACGGTTGTTTACGTCGCCGGTACGGGAGTAGGTATCAAGCGCAAGTTATTGGAACTCTCTAATCTCACGGCTTTAGCTGAGTCACCCCGCATCCGAAAAGAGGCTTACATTGACAGTCGCGGTGCTGAATCAAACGCCGAGATGCTCACAGTCGGTCGTTCTTATCTAGAAAAAAATGCCGCCAAGAAAAGTGTCACTTTTAATTTAAGACAGAACGAATCTACTCGCTGGATGCGCGACTTTAATCTGGGCGATATCGTCACTGCTAAATACTTTGACCATCTCGAATCAAAAGAAATTAAAGAAATTCACGTCACAGTCAATACGTCCAGAGATACAACCTTCATCGAGCGCATTGACGTAGAAATGGACGGTTTATCGGACGCAATGGTCGAATATCTGGCAGAATGGACTATCGACTATGAAGATCCATATCCGTTCGAGCCAGTTGTCGAAGTTGGTCCGTGGGCTTTACTGGACGGAACACAAAAAATTGCCGCCTTTAGAACAGATGGTTATTTGTATAGAACATCTAACTTTACCGCCGCAAATCCTACATGGAATCAAACAGACATGGGAGTTGACGGACTTCCTGCTAATTTTGTGGTAGACGCTTTCTCGCCAGGATATGTAGGGGGCGGAACGGAGGTTAATGGGTGGCTATTTACTACCACAAAAATATATCGTGTCACCGATATTTTTGGCACTCCTGTTTTTACAGAACAACACACATTAAGTTCTTATTTCAAAGCGCCCCCCCTTAACTATCCTACTTATGGTGAATACCTAACCCAAGCTATGGCAGATGCTAGTTTCGGCATTCAGGGGCATGTGGTGTTGGCCTGGAAAACGTCCTCTTGGACCACACGTGTTGCCTATACGACTAACAGCGGGGCCGTTTGGACGGAGGTTGAGGTAGCGGGTGCTGCTGTAAGTGCCGTTCCGTGGCCGAGTTGTTACGTGTCGTCGAAAACAGCAGGGTTGGTGATTATTACAGGTGGTGAAACGGGCACGTCGGCAGGTAAAGGATACAGAAGCACCGATTATGGGGCAACGTGGTCCAAAATCACGTCGCATGGCCCCCGCTCTCCCCTGATGCTTTTGTCTAAACACGGTGGGGGGGAGATGCACATTCCTTTCCACGACAATGATGATGAAAATATTGTTTACTACAACGTGGTAAGCACGACGTCAAATTTTGACGACACAAAAATGTGGCGCACGTTGGCTGACGGAAGTTCCGGGGAAATTTCCCCACAGCCGGGCGGCATCATAGGAACGCGCCGTGTTTCTCCGTGGAGAACTCGTTGGGGAGTTGTAAGCTCTTTTCAAAATAGAAATTACATGGCCTTTTGTGGTCAAGGTAGTTGGACAACAGATCCCTGGTACCTTTACACCAGCGAAGATGCAGGATCTACGTGGACACTAAGACAGGGACCAAATACAGGCTATCGCAGGGTTGCTATTGCGGGAGATACAACTACATCGCTTTATTTATGGGGTACTCAATACTCAATAGCCTATTCAAACGACTTTGGCGCAACTATTCAATCAAAAGCCGGAAACTTATCTGACTTTTACTCAGACACCAATAACGAATTCATAGGAATTTGCGGCGGTTAATATGGAAGATCTTCGTAGAGTCTATCGAGATTTTGTTTCTCAATTCCGCGATCTAGATAGTCGCGTTAATAATCTGGAGGCGCAAGAGCCTTTAGTTTATTGGAGATTTGTGTCTATCACTTCCGCCGATTCGCCTTACTCTCCCGAACGAGAAACAATTATTTTAGCCGACGCATCTGGCGGAAACATTACCATAAATTTACCCGCCGCTGCCAACGATCCAGGTCGTATATTGGGATTCGTCAAAATAGACGCATCAGCAAACACCGTTACAATTGATGGAGACGGAACAGAATTAATCAACGGATCTCTCACTAAAACAGCCACAACACAGTTCAATAAAATGCTAATCATCTGCGACGGATTTGACTGGTACGGTATAGCGGGTATGATTTAAACTTTAAAGCAAGCATAAACCATACAATAAATAGCAAAAGCCAACTTCAAGAAGGGATGACGCGGCTCAGCTAACAGAGCTTCGTCCAACCCGTAAAGACAATATGATTCGCGGTCTACTGCTTCAATCTGAGTCTCTGGATCACGAAAAGCAGACAGGTAAATGTGAACGTGTCTGCGGTCGTCTAAGATATCTAACTTGGAGCTTCGAGGAAAATTCCAGAATCCCATGTACACTCTCCTTTGAGTAAAGTGTAACATGGGATTTAATGTTTGTCAAGGGAGTTGAAACGGAAATACCTTGAAAGGTAAGTGATAGTACCAGAATCTTACTTTGTCTCTGCCATAGAGTTCGTAGGATTTCTCGATACACCACGCTCTCGACGGAGCTTGAGGAATGTGCTCGTCTACCGAAAGAAGAAAGCAGTTATATTCGTGATAGATCAGAATATGCCACGAGATACTTTTAGGGACATTAGCACGAGTCAGAATACCCTCGTGCATGTGACACCCTTTAAGTTTCTCGCCCGACCAGTCTGACTTATACCCCCGCTTCTTGAGTAGTTCCTTTTTGAGATACTGCCGCCAGGTGTAAACATCCGTCATGCCGTAGGCGCTCGGATCTAAGGGCAAATTTGACATCTCGGATGGTTCTGACCACATAAACGGTGCCCCCCCAATTCTGTATAAAAGACTTTTGAGCACTGGTAAGTCTACCTTTCTGCCCTTTGACTTCTAATAACAGATTTAAACCACAATAGCCCACCAGAAGATCCGGTACACCAGGATCGTCCAGATAGGCTATTGATGCTCCGCATCGTCTTAAAAAATCCACGAGTCGCTTTTCGTTTTTGTCTCGCTTGGCCTTTCTATACACTGTATCCAACTTTCGCCGTCCCATCTAACTTTCATGGGCACGACAAACTCATCATGAATATGCCAGCAGTCGTCGTAATTTTCCCACACGTGCATTACATGGGTTTTATTGTGAGTCTTCTTTCCGTTTCGATCTACGATATAGACCACATCACCGCGATTGGGTTTCATCATTTTTCTCCTTGAGTTCTGCTTTATATACATACAAAAGATAGTGCATGAGAGAAATACTTAAAAAAGATAACAGAAGAGAGAGTAAAATTATATATCCCGCGTAATCATCTACTGATATAGATAATACTTCTCCAACAACTATCGGGGTTAGAGAAACAACCATAAAACAAATACCAAACAGTATAGAACTAATTCCTATACTCGATTCTGTATCAGATGTCATCTCATCCAAAAAATCTAAAAGTGACTTAAACACATCTTTAACATCATCTTTATCTGGCAACACGCGCAATTGCCAGTACAACCAACCCCGTAAAGAAAACACGCCTCGCTTAGGTTTCATTGCGCCAACACTCCGTATATACCACACAACACTAACCAGATTGCTATCTCATACTGACCAAATAACATAAGTGGAATAGACAATAGAAGTAAAATGTTCACCCTAATCGTGAATTGGCCCCACTTAAATGCTATCATTGTGAAATATAACCCTTCTATCTGATGTTAAATCGGCTTTTACTTCGTCAATCAAATACCATACAGCATATCTAACTTCATTCAGTGTAATATCCTTGTCAGGTTCTGTTGCACTTAATGCCCAATATAAATCACCTATAGTCCAACTCAAGCTCTCATCACAACTTAGCAAATCATAAACAAGATACGCTATATCATCAATATCATTCATCTTCTAAAGCCTCTACAGCAGTATCTCGTAAAATAGTAACCGTATCAACTGGATCTGTCAAATAAAAACGATAAGCGATTTTTCTGAGTGCTGCTCGTGTATCTTGAATCTCAGATAACACGCAAATGATCTGATAAATCTCATCCAACACATAATCGTTGGGAGAGCGCGTTTCGAGAATGTTGTCAACCTCTTTTTCGTATCTCACTTTATATTCCTGCAGGAGAGATTCAATTTCCCCGTCTGTTAACCTATCAATTTTAAAAGTCCTCATTAACTGTCTTCTCCCGTTTACTTTTATCTAATCGAGCGGGCGCTGGGCTAGGGGGTGTCTTCCTCGTCATCATCCCTATAGTGTTCCTCAGCGTCACGGTATTCCCTCGCCCCCGTTCGTATACACCCATTACGGAGACAGGTGGGGTCGATTTCCTCCCGCAGCCGCGCCAGTTCCGCGTCCTGCGCGCGGATGTGCGCCAGCAGCAGGCGGGCGTCATTGTCCCGGCGCGTGAGTTCGTCCACCATCCCGCGTGCCCATCCCGCGTCTGGTGCGGCCAGGATAAGCGGATTCGTCGGGTAGTTGTCCTGTGCCACATACCATGTGGTATCCGGCACAGACTGTACATCTGGCGCGAGTATCCGGTAGTTTGCCTCCGCCCGCGCCTCGATGTCGCGCAGGGCGTCCGGGGTCAGCGGTCGGTCGTCAGTCAGTGTCATCGGGGGCCTCCTTGAATTTGCCAGATAGTGGGTGTTCTCCCGTAGGAGAAAGCGTATAGTAGTCACAAACTACCGTCCACAGGTCCTCTAGCGTATCAAAACTCAGGGGCTTCCCTGGCTCTCTGATACAAAAGACAGCCCAGCGTTCTCCCTCATCTACCCTGGCACACTTACACGTATGGCAGCAACGAGGAAGAGTGTCTCTGAAGTTCTTGGGTGGTTTTAGTCTCTTTGCCGCTGCTGTCTTCTTGATAATCCGCAGGTGTTTATCAGCCATCGCCTTACCGATGTCCTCTGGCGCGTCGTTGGTCCAGTCGGTGTCAGTCATGGTCGGGGGCCTCCTGGGATACGGACGGGAAGAACGTCGCGGCGCAATACTGGCCCGGTGACATCATCCACACATCGAAGGCGCGAGACTTGCCCAATGCTTCGTCATTTGCGCATTCGACCGCCTCAATGAAGTTGTCGAACAGCCAATCCATATCGGGGTCAATGTCTTCTGGTGGCTCTTCGCCATGCTCTACGACAATCCACAGTTCTGGAATGTCGTCGGCGTCGTATTCAACGAACTTGTAGCCTTTGCTAGTGTACTGGTACATACTCATCGTTCATCCCCTCCTTCAGGGTAGGGCGCTGTGCGCGCCCGCTATAGACCTTTGGGTACACGCTTTTCTTCGTTGATGACTACGACAACGTCGTAGTCGTATCCGCGTATATGAGGCACGGGCAGAATTTGGAAATGTACAATTTCTCCATCTTGAGCGCACTCTTCCAAGAACTCCCGAACCGTCTCAAGATCAGGCGCATTGCGATAGACTACCGCGCGCTGTGCCGTATATACATATTCGTCCATTGTTCATTCCCTCTCAGGGTAGGGCGCTTGTCGCGCCTGCTAGTCGTACTCAACCTCACGGGTGTCTTGTTCCGATACCTCAAAGCGTACACCACAGCGACACGTCTTCATGATGCGTCGGTCTGCCAGCGTGAAGTTGTCTCGGTACACTCGGCGCAGTTCATGGTCTTCTACGTAGCTATACGACATGGCGCACTCATGACTGCAAAACCACTCTTCGTTCCAGGGGTCATACCACCGCCAATCGTCTTGTGGATATTTTACGCGCATCTCTCCCCTCCCAGGACAGGGCGCTTGTCGCGCCTTATATCTTAATGTAGTGTACTGCGCTCTCGCCTACACGCATAGGCTCCATATAAATCTCGGTCGTCTTGACCGACGAATGTCCTAACTGCTTCTGAATAGCGCGAATAGGAGCACCACCTTCATCTGCCAACTTAGCCGAAGTGCGGCGAAGATCGTGCGGTCGCACATCGTATTTCTTCATAATCTTATTGAGCGAGGTCTTGTTCAGCCTATCTCCCAGATTACCGTGCCGGTCAATCGACACCAGAATGTAATCCTTGTAGTTGTCTTCGCGCCACAACTGAAACAGCGGAACATAACGATCTGGAATTTCGGGGTGGCGGATCTTATTGCCCTTGCCAACGACATTTGCCAACAACCACACCCCGTCTTGCTGAATGAGTTGTTCCCACTTAACTGATACCGCCTCTTCTCGTCGCAAACCAACGATCATCATCAAGACAATTGCAACCTTGTCTCTCAGCAAATCGGCTTTTTCCAGTAAGGCATGGGCTTCATCTTCGTCCAACCACTCACGCCACGTCTCACCCGACTGGCGGACATTCGAGACGAGACGGATACCTTCATACATCTCGTGCGTGATCAACTCGTGAATGTAGGCGTAACGGAAAAACTCACGCACCGCCGACAGTTTCTTATTGACGGTTGCGGGAGCATACTCTTTCTTGAGTTCCATCTTATACGCCGTGAAAACTGACACGGGCGACTGAAACGGGTTGGCCTGCTTACGCGCAATCGAAAACCGCAAGAAACTGACAATCGAAGCGCGGTAGGATTCACGCGACAGCGGAGACAGGTTCTCCAACAAAGTATTCAAAATTTCTTCGACTACATTCCGCTCGTATAGGGTTAGCATCTCATCCTTCCTTTCTAACATCATTATATCAGGAAAGATTCGCAGTGTCAAGTCTCCCAGCGTTGAAGTTGTCTTAACAAAAAATCCATATTGTCGTGAGACAGCAGATGCAAAAAACGGAGGGTGCCTTTAACGTCTACATCGAACAACACCCGCCAGCCCTGATTGCCCACTGTAATATAGCCGATCCACAAATCAGGCACGTTATCGACTTTATGGGCATTAAAAGAATTGGGCAAATGACACCAACCGTTCGTCTGAATGGCTTCGCCCATGATTCGGATCTTGTTGTCTACTCGTTTCTTGACGTGATTAGGTGCTTCAGTATAATCATCATAAAACTCTTCAACCATGCTCACATCACGTATTTTCATGAAACTTATCTCTCTCGGCTTTGCCGGGTTTATTGAGTCGAGCGAACGTCATCTGCTGCCCGATATTCAACCCCCAGGTCAGCCACATAGTAGGAAACTGCGCACCGCCCCCGTTCCACCCCTTTTCGGGCATTTTGAAATCCACCCTCTGATCGTAAAAGATAATCTCTGCACCATATTCCCGAATTAAGTTCTGTCCAGCGGCAGCACCCAATACCTCGATAGGAAGTAGTAAAGCAAACGGAAATTCCAACTCGTAACTTCGTCTCAACCAGTCGTATTTCGCGGAGAAGGGCGGGTTGGTGATCTGGATTTCGCACCCCTTCGGCACTGACATCGTGAAGAAATTATCGCCTGTCAGGAGATCGGTCGCTGTTACCCTAAAGCAGTCTTTTTCGAGCGCTCTAACCAGATACCCCTCACCTGCCGCTGACTCCCACACATGAGAAAATCTAGATAAAAAGGGACGCAGCGGATTTAGAGCATAAGGCGGTGTCTGACACCGATCCATCTTATGCGACTTAGAAATGTCACCTTTTCTGTTCGTTTTGGGCTTCACGAGATCCGTCTTTCTTCTGCTTTCTGGCGAGCGTCAAACTTCTCTTTCATCTGACGATAAATAATCTCTTCATCCAATGTCACACCGAGAAACTTCATCAGCCGATCTACCGCTCTAACCGCAATTTCATTCTTATCGTAATAAGGCTCCCAGTTAAACTCAGCCAGAATAACTTCATCCCCGTTATTTTTGGCAATCAGATAGGGACCAACCACTTCGTAATGAATCTCAGGATCGATGCCTGCCTTTTTACTTGTCTCAGAGAATAACTCTTTCCTGAGTTCGGATACGTCCGAAGCGGGATCGGTCAGTATCTCCCAGATTTTGGGGTTGTCGTTGATCTGCCCAGATTCGGCTACCGATCTCGCCAAAACGAGTTTAGAAATAGGTGTTTCCAGAGGGTTAAACTCAATAATTTTACCTTCGACAACGGGCGGCTTGACATTTCCCAATACAAATGTCCTTGCCGCTCGCATGTGATTTTGAATGGTGGTCCAGGTCAGATCAGGACATCTCTTTTCCGCATAAAGACGAAACTGGTAATCATAACTTTTACGCACTTCAAACCCAAGATGATCCCAGATATCCTCAATCATACACAAAGCTGTTGCCCTCACTAATTTAAAGCCTTCGGAGAGAGCATCGCTCATCTGTGCAGCATTATTTAACAGCGAAAATCTTTCATCTACGTCTTCTTGAGATTGATATTTTTTGACTTCTTCCAAAGCTTTATGGACAATTGCCTCACCCGTGAGTTGCCCCAGATTTTCAGACTGAACAGTTAGTGTTCCCATTTATCAGATACCACCCCTTCGACCGGAAACTGTACGGACGGACAGATCTCAGACCCCGCTTCCATCATGGCCTGTTTCATATCGGCAAAACAATCTTGAGCCTGTGATTCGTGACAGGATAGAACTAATTCGTCATGTAACCCAATGATAAAGTGAGCGTCGTAACTCTTCTTCTGGATTATATCATAAATTTTAACTTCGGCTAATTTTGCCATATCCGCACCGGTTGTTTGAATGGGGTAGTTTCGAGATTCTTTCTTGAGACGCCACTGCATACGCGGGCTGGTGTCCTCAAAGTAAATCCTGCGCCCCATGACCGACTGAGTATAGCCGTGTTGCATAACTCCCTTAATTTGATAATCGCCCCACTGTTTGGCTTTACGATAGGTATTGAAAATTTTCTTTTGTAGTTTCTCGGCTTCCTTTTCAGACAACCCCATGCGCGAAGCGAGATTAACGTGCCATACCCCATAGAAAGAGGCGAGCACTCCGATCTTCATAATCTGGCGGCGCGGATCTTTTTTGGTAATCTCTTCGCCCCACACGTCTTTACCGAAGGCAGAGTAAATATCACTTGAATTAGCAGCGGCGATCATCTTCTCGTCCTGAGAGACGTGCGCTAGAATTCGAGGCTCCTGTTGTGACCAGTCGGCTACCAACAACTTATGACCTGGGAGGGGCAGAAATAGCGATCTGAAATTTGGCCTCACACCGTCTGGTCGCGGAATTTGTTGCATGTTCGGATCCGAACACGAAAATCGTGCGGTAATTGGTCCTAATTGGTTCCAGTTAGGATGAATTCGACCTGTAATGGGATTAATGAATTCGTCCCAGTGCCAGCCCAACATCTTGAACCACGTTTTGTACTCTAAAACCAGAGGAATAAGGGGGTGCTGATCCTGCCGCTCTTCCAGAGTACCGCGCTGTGTGTTATTAACTTTGACGCCAACTTTATGTAAAGCAGGCTTTAACTGCTGCCAGGCATTCCACTTAATCTCGTTGACGGGAATTTCTTCGGTATATTTCTCGCCCTTTTTGGTGCGCTCAACTTCGATAATAAAGTCTTCACCTAAGATATCTACGATTTGAGATTGAATCTGATCCAACACAGCAGGAATTTGCGCTCGAATGGCCTCAAACTGTTCGATATCAATGCCGATGCCTGTTAAAGTCTTGTCCAGAGTCACCAGAACATCTTTGTTTTCGAGATCGACCACCCACTCCATACCGCACAGACTGACTTCTTTCATCTGTTCGTCGCGAAGTTTAATTAAATGTTTGCAGTCGTTCTCGATATAGTGGAGTTGATCTTCACTTAACCCCCCTCCCGTGAACGATTCCTGCAAGGACTTATCAACTAAAATTCCCAGTCTACGAGCGAGAACATCTTCTAATTTATTAGAGATGGACAGGCCGTTATTCAGCACTCTCTCAACTAAAAGTGTATCATAAATATTCTGAGGCTTAACTTCGATATGGTGATCGACTTTCATCCTGAAACACAAGACAGTGAGATCGAAATCTGCATAATGAATAACTTTCATAACAGACGGATCTTCAAGTAGGGGAGCCAGCCGCTCAAACCTCTCGGTTAATACCCAGACATCTTCTCCATCTGATAAGCCGACAGCGGTAATCTGAGCCGAAAAACGATCTTTTCCGTCCGTCTCGATATCCAACCCTAAGACAGTTGGGAACAGAGGCAGCGTATTAAGATTCAATTCCAACACTCCTTATACCACACACTCGCGCCCATATCATGAATAGAAAAGTAGAAATGATAGAGTTGGTTGGTCCTGAAATCCTGACAGATCAGGCTCACGTAAGTATCAAAACTCTCAGTATTAATGCCTTTCTGCAGGATCACGAGTCGTTCCATCACACTTATAGGAACAGCGTATTGAGGCGGCTGGTTATAGATTTCGGGAGCGGGATCAGCGAACATAACGCCACTTTTCTACTAACCGTTTGGCTTCCGGCAACTCTAAAAGGTGCTCGAAAACCAGACTGTCTTCCTTTTTAGTGAATAACTCAGGATCGAAATAACGTGTATAGTTACCTTCCCATTTTAACGGGAATTGTCCGGTTTGTCCACCCCGATATTTCTGAATCTGAATCCAGGCGTGATAAGGATCCATTTCTTCGGGCGTATTGAAATCTACTCCGTTGGATTCCATCGCGGGATAGTTAATCACTTCCACGATAATGTTTGCCGCCATTGTCGCGCCGCGACTCCAGCGGAGTCCGTTCAATCCGGCAATATAATATTTGCCACGATTGTTTCCGTAGGTAGACTGCGATACCATCAGCACCGAACAATCTAAGAGTCTCGCAATGGCGAAGTGATTACGCGCTACTTTTTCAATGCGCTGTTCTTTGTTCTCGGTTTCATCGGTAAAAAGCTCAGTGTAATCCGTTCCCAGCTGATAAAGAGGACCGTGCTCACTCGCGTGTAAGGACAAGGCTTGATATCTCAGGACATCGGTTGTCAGGAGATTCGAGTCATCGATGAACAAAGGCAGTGTCCCAACGAACTCGGTCCAGTCGATTAGCTTTTCGAGTTCCCACGTCTCTAAGGGAGTCTTACCACCAATTAATCTTGTGTAATCAATTCCAGCCAACAGAGACGCGGCGCGAGAAATTAACTCTTCTTCGTCCATCTCCAAACTATTTAAAGCCACACAGCCTTGAACACCGTTAGATTTCAGCCCTATGGCTGTGCCCAATAAAACTAACAAAAGTAAGGAAGACTTGCCCGTGCCGGACATACCGTGTAATACAGAGAGTTGTCCGCGTGGAAATAACTGAGACGACAGGAAAGATGGCAGTCCAACAGGCAAGAGCACAAGCTGCTCTCCGGCATACTGTCGCTCCCATTTGTCGATAACAGACGGAATAATATCCGAAGTATGTTTATAGCCTTCATTGGTCTGTGTCTCAACCTGAAAGGTTTCAATAATATCGGCTAACCACTCGTTCAAAGAAGAAACCGACGAGACATGCGCCTCAAAGATATCTTCGCTGGTTCCCAACTTGGAGACTGCTGCGGCATTTTTAATCGTGCGATAAATTGTACCTGATTTATAAACGACATCGGCAAATTCCAGGAGAGTATTCGGATCGAATTTGAAGATACCGTGTTTATTTTCCAGATCAGTAACTAGCTGGTGTAAATACTCTTCTCGATAACTGACCCCCGCAATCGTCGGATCGCTCCTGCTCTGCAAGAATGACTGGCTGATCTTGTCCCAGATTAGTGAGTGATCAATCCCAAAGCCTTTTTCATCATAAATAAATTTCGACGGAACGAGATCGGGAATAACCAGCGCGGCGGCTTGCTTGCCGTGCTTGAGGACGGATCCAATTAAAATCTGTTCGGCCTGTTTTATGTCCATGTGTTCCCTAGAAAGTAGTCTGACCAGTATAGAATTAAGCCTTCGAGCGTATTAGAGTCAATAACACCCTCTAGACTGTCTATAAAGTCGAGCATATCAAAGTGTGTTGATGCAGTTTTCAGGTATTCAACGAAACCCACCACCGGCACACCATTAGCCGAATACCTCATGTGCGCAATTGCAACCAGCCCCGCACCCATCTGAATCAGTCTCAGAATTTGGGCGCTTAAAGATTGCAACCGCTCGTGAGAGTTGCCATCCACTGATGTTTACTAACTCCCATCCCCGCTCACCCAAAACATGAATGTCATACTTTCCTTGCGGCTCATGCTGATCGGGTGAGACGTGAAAAATCTCTCGGTCGAATTCGCAAACCAGATATTCCCAGATCATAAACTACTCCAACACCAAAATTAAATGCTCACTGTCTTTAATCAGTTCAAGCCCGTACTTATAGAAAAAAGTCTCAAACGCTTCCAAAGTATCAAATTCCAGATAAAACACGGAATAGGGTATGTCTCTCCACATATTATAATCGTCTTCACCGTGATTTTTCCCAAAATCAAACCAGCCAAAAGAGTATTCAATTTCCTTCTTCTTCTGTATTACCGGCTCGCCTTTTTCATTCAACACAGCAACATATTTTATACTAGTTGTTTTTCTTTGCCTCTCTTGCCTCCACCACGTTTCTTCCTGAGCACCATACATAGATTCTTCTACAAAATCATAGTCCCATATATCACTTTGTTCAGCCAGATAGACTCTCATGATATTCTCCACTTTAAAATTTCGGTCATAAACTCTTCTGGATCATGATACAGCCTGTATTCGCCGTAATCCGTGTGTTTAACAAACTCGCGCTCAATTACATCACACGGTAAATCTTTCACTGTTTTCTGTGCGGAAGATCTTTCGCTCTCAGTCGCATCGTAAACTACAAACAATCTCTTGACACCTTTCAGCATCTCAACCATGCGCGGCTTGGTTTTCTTAGTCGAGAACACCGATGCACCGTTCGGGCTTACACACGGAAACCCGTCCTGTATCGCTAAGAGAGCGTCAAATGTCCCAAAAACCAGGATACCCCAATCTTTCAAAGAGTGAATCCCTATCAGAGCGGGGCGGTTATGCCCCGGCAATCCAATGAACTTGGAATCGTGAGTGTATCTTGTAATGAACTCTGGACTTTCCTCTGTCAGCCTGAATTGAACGATGTCAATTTCGCTCTTCTGAGGAATACCCGACCAGAAAGGAATCGAGAAAGCGTTCCAGTCCGGTCGCCAACCCAATAACCAGCGATCAATAAAAGCATCCGTTAAGAGTCTCTTTTCATGAAGAATCATCCGATGCTCATGTGTCAGGCATGAGTGCCAATACTGAACCAACTCCTGAGAGACAGGTCCGCGATATTCACCCCGCCTTCTTGATTTAATTTTTACATTGGGCAGCGATTCTTTGTTGGTGTTGAGCCAGAACAGCGTATCGTTAAACTCTATCTGAAGGTAGTCTTTCAGAAAATCGAAGACATCCCACCCCCGACCACAGGCAAAACAATAGGCAAACTCGGAATTAACTAACATAGACGGGTTTTTGTCTTCGTGAAAAGGGCACAGACATTTACTATTTTCATCAATGTCAATATCAAAATACGCGAAAACCTGCTGGATATTAATCTCCCGCTTCAAGACTTTGGGAGAAATGCTCTGATCAGCGAATCCCATCCATCATATCCTTCATATTTTTAGCGTAGACTTTGATCCACCGTATCCCGAACGGGTTTCTGCATCTAAGACTAGCATACAGGATCGCTCTCTTAATTGTCAAGGGATCAAACTCATTAAGCAGGCTTTTCAAGTGTTTTATATGCATATATTGATTGGACTGCAGCGATAAAATTGTTTTGCCATAGGCTTTAACCTGACACGCCATCAGATATTTAAACAACTCCCCCGGCGAGTCGCCAACCGGGGGATTGAAGCGCGAGGCGAGTGGATCGGTGATGTGCAAGGGGCGGGTGGGGGATGAACGATAATTTACCCGCCCCAAGCTCTGCCGTTTCATGCGAAACCGCCACCCCAGACAACGCCCATGAGCGCCGCACACTCTTCTTCGGTGAATTCAGCCAGCGGTTTCGCTTTAGGCTCCAACTGAGCGTCGATCATCAACTTTGCCATGTGCTTATTTGCCCACTTCTTACCAGCATCCGTCAACTGGATATCCTCAACCGTCTGGGGCGGATAAGACACGAAAGCCTTTGGCTCCCCTCCGTGAATCCATTCTACCAGAGCAAACAGATTCGGGGGAACGTCTGATTCATCCGTTTCAGGTTCTTGTGTTTCCGGCACTTCATCGACTGGGGCCAGCGAATCAAAGTCCAGTACCAGGCGGGGTTTCTTCGGCGGTCGGGGAGAGTTGTACGTGTAGTGTCCGATTGCGACTCGTTCCGATTCAATAGCAATGTTCAGAATTTCATCAATGGGATTTTCAGGATTCTTCCACCCGTAATCTCCCTCAAGCACTTCCGGCGCAAAAATGTCCGCCAGCTTTTCGACGCGACGAGCCGAATAAGACTTGGCACCCTTCTGTGTCATCAACAGGTTGGGTTTGCCTTCGTGTGTGCCATCAAATCCCTGCTTGAGATAGTAGATGAAACGGTATCCATCGTAGGGAGTCTCGTTACCTAGCATATTACCCACAATCTCGAACCAGAGTTTGAGTTGTTCGTGATCGCCAAACTGACCCTTTTGGAAAGTCAGCGGAACGCTACCATCCAGACTTTGAGCGTATACTAACTTAACCTGGTAGTATCCTTCGGGGGGAGTTGCCTCGTGAATGTAAGACACCCAACCCGAATCGCCCACTTCCGCCGTAACTGTGCTGTTTGATTTGTCAATCAGCGCTTCGGCTTTAACCAGAAACTCAGTCGTGTTCTTTTTCTTAGGCAGCGCGTGAATATCGCCGCCGAAAGCGCGGACCAGCAACGACATATCCAGCGGTGTGCCCGACCAGGCAGGACCTGTCTCGCCGTCTACCCGCCGAAGTTCACATTTAACAACCAGATCTTGCCGAAGTTCGTCGTACTCCCAGACAGGGTTGTCGTTTTCATCCCTAGAAATCCACTTGGTAATTCCGTTGATCTTATAGGTGCCTCTCGAACACCGTTCAAACTCTTCCATTGGATCAAGATTTTCGTCACCTAGAAAGCTGAATCCCATGTTATTTATCCTTCATCTCCAACAACTCACGAATGGCGTGTTCTAGATTGTCCAGAGTGATCATTCCCTCTGGAACTTCATATTCGTCCTGAAAGGGAACAACGACCGAAGTTTCTTTGCCCCACGGCGTACTGTAGGTAATACTCCGCGTCTCTTCGTTAGCGCCCCGTTTGCTAACCTGCTTAATCCAAATTTTACTGACTACAAACTCGATACATCCATTATGGATAGATGACTCAGGTTTGGCGGCAACCTCATACCCGTAAACCTCAGCAGGCTCGAACTCGTCTTCAAAATCAAAATTATCAGCCATTGATCAGTGCCTCAAACAAGTCTCTCTCGTTGACGGGCAGACGGTACATCTTATCCACGGCATCCTCACCTAACTCTTGACGAATAAATTGATAGGTGGTCCACAGCACATCCCGACCCCGAACGTGGTAATTACGATCCATTGCCGTAGGCTCAAAGTCAGGATCGAAATAGAATCGAGCAGTTGAGAAAGCGGCCTCTTTGTTCTTCTCTGAATACTTGAGCAGGACCATCAATGTAAACTGCCGGAGATCGGTAATGTCTCCGTGCCAGTCCATCGTATCTTTGAGATCCTGCCACTTTGCTCCTTCGGTTTTCATGCTATTCTCCAATCGCAGGAATATATTCTTCTGACATTTTCTTCATAACCTGCAGTGTCATACGCACATCGGCGCAAGCATCGTGAGCACCGTCTGTCACTATATTAAACCGACTTGCCGCATCTGTCAACTTTTTCCATCGAAAAGAACTAAACTTAGACTGCCACTCGCCATTGTATTTGGCGTATTCGAGCATGGCACACTGCCACGTATTCGGAAAATGCTCCAGATCATACAAATCGCAGGTGTTATTCAGAATATTCCGATCAAATTCGGCATTATAGGCAACAACGATCTTATCTCTTAGAATATCCTGAAGTTGCGGATATACATCGGCAAACGTGGGCGATTTAGCCACATCTTTCTCGGTAATGCCGTGTACTTTTGCTGCACCCGCTGAGATTTTACCTTTAGGCTTGATCAACTGATCCATCAAAGTATGACCATCTTTATCGATAATGCCCAACTGAATGATCTCGCCCCCATTTTCGATCTTGTCAGTTGTTTCCGTGTCGAGCACGACAAAATCCCGCTCTAGAATATCGCTGGCCCAATAAACAGAATCCAAATACGCCTGTCGCAGAAAATCCATCTACTTTTCCTTTACCTCAAATCCCATGCCCATCACAAATGACGCCAGATGAATTAATCTCAGCCCCAACCAGATGCGAAACCGCAACCAACGCGACAACACTAAGAACATTTCCACATTTTTAGTTACCACCAGATCCACGTCTCCAAATTTTTTAACGATTATCTTCTTCGGCATGTGCTTTAGCCCACATCGCCCCCAAGAAAGCCGCAAACAAAGCGAACACGGCATTCCACCAGGGCATAATTAAAAAGCCGATAACGATATAAACCAGCAGAGTGAAAGCGAGTAGAGGAACCACGTTCAATCCTTTATGTAAAGTTTTGCCGCGTTTCTGGTCTGGGGCACACGGCAAAGCCCCATATCAAACCCAACGACAGACCAAGATCGCTGGGGCGGATAACAAGGGAGCCCAGCGCCCCCGGTTGCGGCCTACTACTCCGACTAGCAGAGGTTCAGTCGCAAAAGGTTGGTAGTGTGCTGTTACGCCAAAGCCTCAGACGGCCACGTTGCTTGCATTGCTGCCAAGACCATCCCATATCCGATCCCGACAGGTTAATTCGCATTTCCTCCCGTACTATGCAAACATACAAGCAACCCCTGGCTTGCTCTAGTTCATCGTTCTAGAGAAGGAAAAACATAGTACGGGTTCTCTATTAGGACGCCCTAGAGTGCTACCATTCCGTGTGGTATTCTGGTTTCGCAACATACCGATGGGACACGGCTACCGGGCACCACCCGTCTCATGCACCAGAACTTGAGATTACCCGACTGGTTAGATCGGCGCTCTCTTCCACTCGGCACTCTTTAAAGGATGGCTGCTTCTAAGCCAACCTCCTACCAACCAAAGCCCGCTCTCAGACTTGAACTGAGATTCCGCCAGTACAAATGGCGCGTTTTGCCAGTTAAACTAAGCAGGCATTTGGATCTGCGGGGAATTGAGCCCCGGTCCAGATTTACTCGCCAGCGATTAAACTGCTGACTTTCTCCCTGTCGAATACCTTCAGACCCGTACATACTATATCATGCTAATTATGCTTTGTCAAGTGCTTTTCGTTAATTTTCTGTTTGCATTTCCGACAGTATACACTTTTGTAACTCGCAAACAGATGGGGCGGCATATATTTCTGGCATCCGCTACACCACTGATAGCGCAGGACTGGCAAACTACCCACCCGAACGGGAATTATTCTATGCTGATATCGGCCCCGCACTGATCAGCCTATCATATAGATATGTATCTGGATCTGAAACGACGCACGTCGAACAGGCACTCAATGTTATTAGCAGCGTGAGCATCAGGAGTCGCATGTCTAAGATCCTTCAATCTCTTTTTTAAATTTATCTAACCCCTGCTGGGCTGCTTCTTTGAACTTTTTAAGGGTTAAATAGTATCCCGCGTTAACTCCCACTATTTCTAGATCAGCAGAAAAAAGCACATACTCTTTTTCTGTCGTATCTTTAACAATAATCGAATCAATGTCTCCTATACGTCCATTAACTATTTGATAATATACCTCTACGAGTTTATGCTGCGCGCCTGATTTAACGTGTATAGTTGATTTACCTATCATCTCGTTTCCCCCCAAACCCCATCGGAATTTAGGCAACTCTTTTGTTGAGATTATTTCCTTCTCAATGCCGGGCTTATCAAAGATATTATCTTTTACGGAAACTGTTTCACTGTTAATTTCACGTAAAAATTTTTGTTTTCCCTCAAGAGCCACTTTTCGGATAGAAACAAGATCAACAACGTAAACAGTGAAAGAGTTGGGACGAACCTGTAATGCGTATCCTTCGCTATCACACGTTACCACAGCGGCATTAGCGTATACCGTAATATAGGTTATCTGCCTGAAACACCCCTGAACAGACTCATACTCAACCTTAACCCTATATTTCTCATCTTCATTTGTAATTTCATATTCTGTATTAGATAACATATTATTTCTCCCAATGCGGCTTAAACCGCTCAATATCTACCAATGTATGATAAAAGTCTCCGTCATGCAAGATGGCGCGATCATCCACGTAACACACTGCCGGAACCTTTACGTTTGTCACGTAATCAATCAGGTGATCTAACTCGTACTTGATGAACCAGTCTTCCACCTTCGTATAAGGACGAGTGGCAGTTAAAATAATTACGGTTGAAAACCGAACGCGAATCTTTTCCAGGAACCATCTCGCGTTAGGGGCGGGGGGATGATCTTCTACCTTCCCGTTCCAACCTGTGTAAGAATCAATTACTCCATTGAAGTCAATACAGATGGCGGGCCAGTATGGAGAGTCCTCAGATGGAATACTGTCCCAAAAAGCTTGGGGATCAAATTTGAATCTCATAAAAATCTCCAATTTTTGACATTTCAGCCGCTGTCTCCACTTTAAATTTGAGAACCTGAAAAATAGGGCTTGAGTCTTCGGCTAGACATCTGACAAAACCCCATAATTATAGGGGTCGTTTTCCAGAAAAGGTCTAAACATACACAACCGTCACTTTTTTCAAAATAGAGGCACTTTTTGGACTTTTTTGACTCGGTATTTATAATGCGTCGTGCAACGGTATTTATAAGTCCAGATGTGCCCCACTTTGCGCGGTTTGACTCGCTTGACTTTAGCCTTGTGCCCTTTTGGGCTGTCTCCAGTGTAAACAAAGTCCAATGTCTCGTAATTAATAATAAACAGGGGCTTGTTTTTCTTACGGGCGCACCTGGGGCACAACTTATCACGAGACGCCTTTCCGCACAAGTAGCACTTCATCGTGCGCCCTCTACTAGCGACCACTGCACATCGAAATCACACCGGCTATCCTCACATACGATCCCGCCCGTCATGCGCAGGTTGTTCTCAGACAGCAGACCGTAGAAAACATCTGTCATCGGAGTCTCGTCTGATGTACCGCCCGCCGCCAGAATAAACAGAACAACAAGGAGTCCAAAACCAACGTACACCAGAATAGGAACTACCAGATCACGAAAGAACGCTTTCACGTTATACTCTCCCTATCCGAACAACAGAACGTAAAAGAACGCCAGAACCAGACACAAAGCCAGAAATGCCAGATAGTCTTTCATACCTAATGCCCCAAAATCTTCTCGATAGTTTCTCGTGATACCCACTCTACCGATAAAGACATAAAACGACGCATCAATCTACGAGCCTCTTCCACTAAAGGAACCAAATGAGACTGTTTGCATTTCCAGTTGCCGTTCAACCAATTGACAACTAGCTGACTGTCAGTATAATAAAGTACAGGATAAGAGATCACACTACTGTCGTCCCTAGATAGCACATACTCTATTGCTGCAATAAACGTTTTAATTTCAGCAACATTGTTAGTAGCAGGATCTCCAAAATCTAATCGACCGCTGGCGTGTTGATAAATTGTCGCTCCACCTAAATGTGTCTGCACAATAAAAGATCCGTATGCTTTTGCATCTTTTGTGCCGTTCGATTCACACCCACCATCGCCGTAGACAATAATTTTATTCATCTATGGTCCCTCGCAAATTGATAATTACAGTATACAGGCTTTTTAAGGAATGTCAAGCGCATAAAGTATAAGAATCACATTAGAGGACGTCAAGAAAATATCAAGAAAAGGTTAAAACATATCAAGAAAGTGTCAAGATTTCAAAAAGGTATTGACAAACTTCTCTTATGGATGTATAGTAGAGTATTGACATACCCTGTACACTTGGGAGGTGGGACGGGGGAAATAAACGCATTAGCGTTTATCTAATAGACGGGACCTTCGGTCCCTGACCCAACAATCTAACCCAATATGATTACCCTTTTAACTTTAATAACTATTCTAAATTTCCTGATCTTGCTGGTTTTACTCTTTACCAGCATTTGTTTTGTGATATACTATCGTTACATGCTCAAGAATACGAATCTAATATTTGACATTTTAGAGATAGTGATTAAGGATAAATTAGAATGAGAGCAGATACAATTCAGATCATGGCTTATCTGGAACTTTTACGGATGACTTGTGAGTTGAATCCAGAAGTTGCAGAAGATATGTTATCAGGTTGGATAGAAACCTTCGTTAAAGTCAGAAACAAATCTATTGAACTTACTGGTTTATACAATGACCTGATCCTTATCCTACAAAACAAGAATTTCAGTGGCGCTCAGGATATTCTCGTGAAAATTGACGAATTGACACATGAATAAACAAACCTGGTGGATTACCACTAAAATTGCCGGTGTGATTCTCACGTCAATTGCCACCTACAATGTCTTCCACGCGGCATTTGAGCAATCTATTACCGAGCCTATTTTCTTCATACCACGCGGCACGGCGATCTTCTTAGGTGTGTTTGTCGCCTTTGTGCTGGTCGATCTGCTGTACGTTATGCTGGTTACTTTCTTAGAAGCCGAGCGTAGCGAAGGCGAGGCTTTCTCTGCACGTTGGGGGCAGGTTGTCTCGCTCTGGGTGCTGTACATTTTCATTGTAGCCATCGGTTTTGCGGACGAAGGAATCATAGCCTTTGCACCCCGTATTGGTTTGGGGATCCTTGCCTTGAACGCTACTCTTAAATATATCTCTGAGTGGCAGAAGTGGCGTGACGAAACCTGGGAAGATCGATTCAATCGAGCGAGACACCGCCGAGCGCAAAAAGATTATATTGGGATGCTCGAATACGAGCGGAAGTTAAAGAATAAAGTCGCTCGATCTGCTCTGCTTGATTTGTCCGACCGCGAATTGAAGGATGAATATTATTCGCAGTACGCCGATCTGTTGCTGAATCGACCCACGTCGATTCCTGAAGGTCAATACTATATAGCAGGCGGGGATTCACCTGAGTCTAAGGACATGGAGTCTTATGTTTACCAGGAAGGCGGCGGTTGGGTTTGGGAAGATCCCTATACCGGCGAGAAGCACAAAACAACAGCGACCGGCAAACCCTACTCCGAATCGGGAGCTAAGCGGGCGCTCGGTCGCTATCTGGCTAATCGAGAGTAAGCGAGTCCAGGTTCCAGATTTAAATCAGGACTAGAGTCGCTGCCTTCTTCTGTAATGCGGGTGAGTTCGGCTAAAGCCCAGTCGATGATATCCTGATCAGTGTCTTCTAAAGTGATAACCCCGTGTTCGTAGAGTGTTTGGGCTACAGCGTAACGAGCGACGTTAACGGCGTCAAGTCCTTCCATATCGGGATTAAGTCTGAGTAGTAATTCAAAGGTTGCCAGCGCCAGTTTCAGAGCGTATTTAATGTCTTCATTCATGCGGTTTCCTTTATGTAAAGTTATTCAAAAAATCCATAGACTTGATAGGGATAGCCGTTACCTAAATTCACCCCCGATAGAATGTGTACTAAGGTGAGATCGGGAGAACCTAAAATTTCCCTGAGATATAACTCTTGAAAAGCCGCCGTGAATACCTCTAACCCAGTCTCTTTGATTTTATTCCAGATACCGTCTATATCGTAGGGTAGACGATCAGAATAAACGTAGTGAGCGCCCTTGACTACTAGAAGGTCTATCGAGTTTCCTTCTAATTCGTACCCTTCTCTCAGAAAAATAGTTTGAGATGAGTCAAACAGCGGATTAGTGTAATGTGGTTTGAAGTATTCACGAGAAATAGATATATGCATGTCTTGTATTACAGGAATCATTCCGTACATCTCACCTAACATCATGTGCTTTTTAGTCCATTTCACGTTGCTATCTCCCATTTGATTCGGATATAAAACAGGACAAAGGTTAAGATCATGAGAATTACCCCCTCAGCAGGACGGTACTGCAGAAGGGTTAATCCCCCCAATCCCCCGTACACGACGCTCACATTCAACAGGCGTTTCATTTGATTAACTGCACCTGCTTGCCCTTGCTGCGGATTTTACGTCCATCAGGTAGGGTAGCTTCAATCTCTCTACCTTCTTTCAGGGCTTGCAGAATATCTTTCACCTGTCGATCTGTGACTTTGACTTTCTCTCTTCCGATGATAAGTGTAGGCACTATTTTTCCCTCGGTGTATCGTCTTCATAACCCAAAAACAATTTCAGGTGGTTGATCAGTTCTTCTGGCGTAGGGTTATCCAGACGAGCGAGTAGATCAAGAAGTTCGGGATGTCGACGCAGTGTGATCCAGGCATCATCAAAAACCTCTAGCTTGGCGTGTGGCCCTTTAGTGTCTCCGATATCGTACCAGCGTATAGCAAACTCTGCGCCTTCTCCTTCGGGATCCTCAAAAGCGATCTCTTCCACAAAATCGTGGTTCAGATAGGGCTTATACCAGCACTCAGAATAAATGGTGTATTTCATGATCCTCTCCGATCCAAGTTATACAGGTTATCCGACCAGTCTACGATATGCAGTATAGACTCCCCGCCGCCCCAGTTATCGTAAGATATCCCATAAGCCAACGTACCATCCTGAGTGCGGAACCAGATCATGCGGGGCAACACTGCCATAATATCTTTTCTGGTGGTGTTATAATTCTCTCGCGCTTGATCTAGAAGACTCTGGTAATTCTTTAGTGTAGTCTGCCACCAATGCAGATCATCCAGATATTGATTGTACTCTTCATAGTCGAGCACAACTTTAGGTGGTTGTGGCTTTCGTTCATTGTGCTCATTGATATCCCGTTCGTATTGGGCGATATCTGCTTTCAGGCGATCAATCTTGTGGATACACTGATCAATCTCGTTCATCAATTCTGCTGTGAGTTTCATTGTATACCTTTCAGGGGGCAGTTAGCCCCCTATCTTTATCGAACGTGCAAGCGGTAAATTTCTTCTGATACTGCGTAGTACCCCTCACGCAGAATAATTCCCGCGTTGGCCTGATCTTCAAACTCGTTATATTCTCGTTCGCTGTAAAGGTGAGGCGCGTTTTTGAAAATACCCCGATCATACAGCCCGATCAGATATTCTCCTTCTTGAAGTTGATTCACCAGTTCATCGTAGGAGTTTCCATAAATCTCACGTCCTTTGCTGGCAACTTCGTTTGTTGGATTGAAATAGCGACCCATTGTTAAAGTTTCTCCTATAGCCTAAAACGATGCACGTCAATTTGTAGATAATCTAATTATACTATAAGCGGGCGGTTTGTCAAGTCTAGAACGAAAGATTCTTGAACAGCCGGGCGAGCGCAGGAACGTCCTCATTTTCAAGACAATCTAAGTACGTGTTTCGGTTGCGCTGCGAGATCAGGATAAAGGGTAGGTTTAAATAAGTCGCGTTATGGTTGAGCACCATACGGGCGATCCGTCCGTTCCCGTCTGAATACGGGTGGATCTGAGTCAATTTCAAATGAATCTCTGCCAGAATTGTATAGGGATCCTCCCTGGAGGACAGCCACCATAGCATATCATGATACCAATTTCTCATTAACAGGGGAATATGATTGTAACGCGGCGGCACGAACGACGATCCCTTGATATACACGTCGCATGTTCTATAATATCCCCCGTACGGGAATAATTCGGCGTGTAAGTTCAGAAGATCGCCGGGGGTGGGGATGTATCCGGCTTCAGCCCAATCAACAATAGTTTTCATCGCGTAACAGTGCCGGGGGTTTGACTGTTCAAATTCCACAAGATCCGAAGCTTCGGCCAACGTGCACACCTTTACCTCTCTTTCGTGAATGAGCATCAGTTTATATAGTCTCTCATCTTCAGGCGTGATTCCTAGTTGTGCATATACGTTCTGCCATGACATAATAGACCTTTCCACAAAGGACGAAAATAAATATAAGTATAAATTAGTCTAGCATATGTTTCGTCGGATTTTACCTACAGCGGCGCGGATGGATTTTTCAACGTCTTCCAGACTATCGGGATCTTTGCTCAGATAGTCTAGTGCCATTTCAATAGCGTTTGCGGCGCTTTCAATAGCCGCTTGGCGTTCCTCTGTCTCATGGGCATTCTTTTCATCTTCTGTTGCGATGCCAAGCAGAACTTTATGGCTATTCGTGAGTGTGGACATATTTAGATCTCCTGTTTGCTTTTCTCTCTTGCTACTTTCTGGCGTAAATCTGCTAGTTCGTCCATTAGCGAGTCAATCGCCATACACCAGGCTGCTTGCTCTTCTGGCAGATGCTTAAATTCAGGAAATGCCGTAACAAAGCGCTTCAGGTTTTCTCGAACAGCGTAGTCCATAAATTTCTCGTGTTGGTTGTTCATATTACCCCCAGGGTGCACTTTCGTATTCTGGCATATCTGCAATAATAGCCTCAGCCAGATCCGAGCAGAATTGATTTAGTGCTTTATACAGAGGCATATCAGGTACATTACCTTCTGAGCACTGATAGCGCAAACACTGAGCGGCTTTATAAATTTCAACAGCGGGACGCACGTTGATTGACGTGTGGAATTGATAGGTATACTCTTCTGTGTCGTGAGAGTAACGCTGTTTGACCGCGCTAACGTTCATCTGAAACAGATCATTAGCCAGCCGTTCGTAGTCTTCAACAACATACGGGATATTGTACCCCAACTCACGAAAAAGATAGGTATGATCCCAGTAAACAGACTTGTTACCGAAGTTAAGGAAAGATACGATCTTGTTGATTGTTTCGTCTTTTACTACGTAGGCACTCATTTTGCTTTATCTCCTGAATTCGACTCACGTCAATTTCTGTAATTATACTATAGGTCGGTCGGGAAGTCAAGTCTGAGTCTAAGCTAATTTACGCCAGTCTTCAACTTGTTTCCTGAATGTGTCGCGCATCTGCGGAGTCCGACGCCGGTATACTTCGATCTCATAATCGTAATGTGTTTCAAGTTCGCGCTTAAGTTCGGCGTACTCTTCTGGCGTGGCTAATACGGTATCCTTGAGCAATCCCTGATAGTTTGCTGATCCATGCTGTCCTATGTGCATATAGGAGTCACAATATTTACCCTCCAAGTCTGAGGGAATTTCAGGAAAGAGCGCGATAACTTCTCCATCTTTGAATTTGCGAAAGATCGTTTTAGTTTTCATCTTGTGTTTAATCCCTTAGAGTTAATTTGCGGTACATAGCTGAATTTTTACGCCAGCCTTTGCGCACTGTTTTTGATACAATAGCGCCGTGCTCTTTGATGATGTATTTGAGCATTGACGGCGTAAAAGAGTGCATCCGATCTGAGTAGTAGGTATCAAAAATAGAGTGGTACACATTAAGCACGTATCCATCGTTAAATTCAAATGTAGCAATTTTATTCCAGTCTGGTTTGAGTCTAACCTCAATTGCTACTCTTTGACTCGGATGATACCAGTCATCGGTTTGCCAAGCAGATCCGGTGTACCATATAGTAATATTTGCCTCTCCCTCTCTCCACTTAGATATTACTTGCGGATTTTGGGCCATTAGATCGTTGTAGGACTGTCGTCTTTCTGCGAATTTAAAAACGTCTGGTGTAAACATGATTAGACTCCTGCTACGATATACTGTGCTTCTCGTGGTGATTTACCGCTCTCAATAAGTTGAGCGAATTTGATCGCGTCTTTGCGTTTTCCAAAGCGCCAATAGCAATCAGGATTGACCATACCAGGTGAAGACAGATCGACAATCCACAATTTAGATCCGTGTTTGATCTCTGATTCACGAAAGATTTTCATTGTCCTTAGTCCTTTATAAGATAGAGTGTTCAATTGTCCAACTAATATCATCGGTAAGCGGTAATTCCCCTAATCCCATTTTACGTAGGTGATAGAAACGCTGTTGGAGATAAACATACAAACTAATGTGTAGGGCTTTCTGGTATTTTTCCGTCCAGTCTGTGCCGTTGATAATCTCGCACATTTCTTTAACTGAATATTTCTCATATATAGATTGATAGGTTTCGTTTTTGAAATTATCAATGTGGTTTAGCATATAGTTAATGCAGACTGATTCCATACGGACGGGATCCGTGAAACAAGTACAGTTACTTGAGCGCATTAGTTCTAGCCAAACAACACTATACCATTCTGTATCGACAGGGTTGCGGTATTCCCAAAAACTCGTATCATAAGCAATTCGCCTGTAAAACTCGTTTATCTGATGCTCTTCATATTCTGCTGCAATTTTTGACAGACAAGGTACATCGTAAGTAATGATCTCAAAGTCTTTGATGTTGATCTCATACGCATTTGCCCACAGCATAAATTTCTGAGTCTCTTCTATAGGATCGGAAGATCTCATAATCCATTTGTCGGGCCATCTATGTGTGAAATTGATAACCCCGTAAAAATCCATCGTGCTTTGCTCCTTATCCTCTGCTGACTAATGTCTATCTATAATTATATAGCATTTTCGTTGCGTGTCAAGTAGGAAAGTTTAACTCGCATAGTTTTAGTAGATATCTTCTAAATAACCCTCCTGGCCGCTATAACGCTAAACGCGAATGTCCTTCAGACGCGCAAAATGGCACCTAGAAACGACGATAGGAAAAAGACATATAAACTAGCGCGGCACTATAAAACAGGCACCCTGTAGGGCTGCATAAACGGTAAGCATAATTATAAGACACGATGTTTTGACGGTACATATAGTTATTGAGAGAAACAAATGTTAAAGCATGTTAAATAGCCTAAAAGAAACGACTGTAATTTAACTTATAAGAGAAACCCGATTATTAGTCAGACTTTTATATTTAAAAGATGGAAAAGTAGTTATTTAACCTGTTAGTTATACCTAACTTTAAAGTTATATTCGGATAAGTTGAAAACGACGCACGTCAATTTGTATAAATTAGTTATATATAAGCGCGGATTTTGGTGCGAGTCTAGATTTATAGTTTATATGCCTAAACTATAAATGAGGCACGCCAATTTGTAGATATGTATAATATACCTATACGCCGGTTTTTCGAGTCTAAGTCTAAATTTAGGGGTGTCTAAAACGACCCACGTCAATTTGCAAACGATCTTTATATATAGTAGGTGCGGATTTTTTCCAGAGTCTAAGGGCCGGATTATGGGGATCTATCCAAATTTTTAGGCGGCCCAAAACCGAATATTTGTTCTATAGACCACCTGTTCTACAGAACGCTCGTTCTACGAACCTATGTTCTAAACTTAGGGCAACCAAAAACCCGGTATAGGCCGGGCTTAAGACGAAACTTTGTACAAAGCAAATGCGTAATTATGCGCGCTTATCCTCTAGAACATAGATCCCGGCAATTTCCTCAATGTAATCTGCGAGATCTAATGCTTGAGTGTACCAGTATAAGCCATCATCGTATAGAGCGTTATACTTGTGCTGCAGCGTATCGATAGTTTTTAGTGCCTGGTGTAATCTCAACCATAGACCGATGATGATAGCAATTAACAGGATGTAAAGCATAGATCGCTCCAAACGTCCAAAAATAGGGCTAAAAACGACGATAAGTATATCATGATAGGTAATACCTGATAAGTCTAAAGGTGCATAGAATCGTCTTGTAGTGCCCATAGCATTCTAAACGATGCTACAGTAAGAATAACGAGAATCAAGCATACAATGAACTTTTTCACGGTTTGTACTCCTATGGCTTAATAAAATAGAGCCTGTCATCTGATGGATTATAGTATCGCGTACTGCGGCCGTTAGCGTATGTCCAGAACCTGGAAAAGATAGCGTTAGTCATTTTGATCGGTTTGCTGCGCTTACCCTGTCGGTATGGGGTAACGATAGCGCCACCAGCGAACACGTATACGCGCCAACCATTATACATATTCATGATTTTTATTCCTATCGATAGGGGATCCGAAGATCCCCGGCATCAAACGAGCAGCTTATGGTTTTTCCAGATTAGATCTACTGGACGATCCATGTGTGGAATAGTTCCCCAAGCTAATCCCCAAATATGGCTATAATCTGTTCCAGATTCATCTAGTAAAACAAACAAGAGAGCGTAGTCACAATTTAACCAATCTTCTGAGTCAATCCAGTTTGGATCCTCTTCTAGACTTGAGTCAAGGTATCCAATAGAGCATAGAGTAGCTAAAACGTCATAATCTCTATCAACTAATATTGCATCAGGAATAAAATAATCCAGATCCTTTACTGTGCGGATTAGCTCGGATTCTAGACCATAACGAAAGACTAGACTCATGTAGATCTGTTTGCCATCATCTGAAAGCGTCTCGTATGACAGATTAGGCTTAGGATGAAAGCCCATACGCGACAATTGGAAACTAGTAGACATTTTGCGTCTTAGATTGCTAGGACGCTCTTGTAGGATGCCACTAACGTTAAAATCAGACTCTAGCAGGTAATGAGCTTCCATTAGATCGAACGTATTATCTGTAATCATGATTTTTGCTCCTATAGTCTATCCTGACAAATATCAGGCTTTAAATAAAAATAAATTTAAGTATCAATAAGTAACTAAAGTCTATATTTCTTCAGACGTGAGAGATTTATAATTTCCCCATAGATCCCAGCCTAATTCCGCCGCTAATTGTCGTACTGGACCTTGAGACGTTTGCATGTCGATCAATCCGCGTTTTTCGCCTACAATCTTCGCTGTGATTGAAGTGATATTGATCAATTCGCCATCGCGTACAACGTAGGCGCAAAGTAGAGTATGCACGAAGTTTTGATCGTATCGCGAATAGTGTCCCATGTTTTTGGCGTAGATTTTAGATCCTATTGGCAACATGTCTCGCAATTGATCGTAGACGTTATACAAGTGAGTCTGTGGCGATGACAGGGCGTCATAATCGACGACAGTGTAAGTATGATATTTGTTGAGTCTAGGCTTTTTGTTGTCATAGATTGTGCCGCCAAGCGTGCGCCTAATCTCAAATGCCCTATCTTGATTGTCTGTGATCACTAATACCGTATCGTGCGAGCGTTTCGCTTTGATTGTGTATTGGCGCGTTAGTTTGTTTTTCATTGGGTGGATCCTCCTATGGTCTAGAAGTCTGAATTTTGCGATATGAATTGATCACGCTCTGCTTTGGTTGAGAACACCATAACACCGATACTGATGTTATAAGCAGTATCGTCAAATTGATCGGGCCATGCGTAGTAATATCCATCCCAGGCATTGCCCGATACCTTATACCCGTCATCGCGGCAATCACGCGCCAAACTTGCGGCATAACTCAATGCCTCTTTTTTATTGGTGATGTATTCGACGTTATCGGGCATGTAGCAGCCGGTCAAGCCTTGTGTAACGCAATAGACTAGCCAAGATTTTTTATTCATGATTCTATGCTCCTATCTAATTCTGGCAATATTGCCATTCTGAATAAAAAATAAGTCTAAGTAGTTTATTGGACGATCAAAGAATATCGATACCAGTAATCTCCTCAAGCGTGCAAGCGATAAATGCGTAATCGTCCCATAATCTAGAGTATGCTACGCTCCAATCCTTGACGTGAGTTTCTCTGATTCTACGTTCACGCCAGAGTAGGGCAATGGTGATGATTAGTGCAATTGCGAGTATGGTTGTCATGATTCTATGCTCCGACGTAGGGATCCTCAAGTTCGGGGATCCGCGCTTTCAGTGATTCCGGAAATGTGATGTTAAATTGTGATTCCAGCATTGCCAATCCCAACTTTAGATCGTGACGATTGGCAAAAGAATTATTGATTGTTTAGGTAGCTTACGAACGTTTCCCGTAAACTATCCGCTAAACACAAAAGGGATTCTAATTGGTGACACAGATAACGTAGATCTTCGATATCTAGATAGTTTGGATTGTCATTAGAAAACCCAGCAACTAACCACCCGTTGGATCGACCGTCAATATAGACTTGTGATCTATTTGTCTGATTGTGCTCCTCAATTGCTATAGCGATTAGTTCCCATACGGTGTGATATGGATCGTTTAATAGCTGATAAGCGTGATCTTGTTGTTCTGGCGTCAAATTAAGCGCGTACAGTTTGATACATACTGCACGATTGCCACTAGGTGAACGTTGATCAAAAGATCGTATGAATTCAACCATTTTAGAACGACTACGCTTATCCGTTTTATGTGTGTATGGATATCTGTGGTTCATTGTAGATTGCTCCTATGCTTACAACGTGTCACTGGGCGAATAGGGGCGATTAACCACAAACCAAACCGGATCCCCATTGATAGGGTAGTGCCAGATCTCGTTACTTTCCTCAAAATATACGAGTCGTGATCTATCTGGCATATTGAAAACTGCTCTGTGAGTGATCTCTACATTATTTCCTGTAATGGTCCAGTCTTCAAAAATTCCGACTTGTTCAGACTGTGCGAAAGCCTGTTGAATCTTTCGCCCGAATTCTCGAATGCTGATATAGGTTGGTTCTGTGAGATTCATGATTCTATGCTCCTACGCTAATTTGTCGATTGAGCCTAAGCTCACTGCTGCGCACTAACGCGGATTAATGCGCAGTGTGTGAGACTAGATTCTAGCGTGCTTTGCCTGACCCATTGCAGTGAAAACATATACCGCCTGATACGTGCGAGTATTCGCGGATGTGTCCAGTTCCGCCGCACTTAGGACATACATGCTTAGGATACACTTCCGCGTCTTCGGCATTGCCCAGATCATAACCATGTTGAGTGAGGTAGAAATACATGTACTGACCGCGCATAAGTGTTACAATCAGACCGCGCGATTCTAATGCATCAAGCGTTTTACTGTTAGCATCCCATAAGGCATTAACAGTATCACGTTGCGCAAGTTTGGATTCCGGCGATTCGAATGTTGCACCATACTCACGTTTAGCGTTATCTAAGACTTGTTGCATACCGCGCGATAGCTTCATGGTTTGATCCTCCAGTGTGCTCGTTTGATGCTTTCATTATCTCACGTATAATTGTATCGTACCCTACGGATTCCCTACGCTTGCATTAAGATAGAGTTAAGGATCAATAGAGATAGAGCATGTCGATGAGCGTCAATATATAGGTTGTAAGATATCAGACATCTGATATCTGATGTGTGGGTAATGGTGGACGTTAAAAATAGTACGCCATAGAACTATTCTATATGGAACTATTCTATGGCGTATCATTTAACTATGGAGGGAAACGCGCATTCTCATTACAGAATATTACACTTGTAAGATCTTACAATTAGAATAAACGATGCACGCGCATCATAAACGTTTTTGATGCGATAACATCAGATATTAGATAGTACGACATAGAACTATTTGATATCAAACTAATTCCGGCCTGGTATCTGAGGGAACAGAATCACCAGACTGTCACCTTAAACAGATGTTCTATCGCTCGTTTGTTCTAGCCACCTGGCAATCGAACTTCTGTTCTATTAGCCGCCGCCTGACTCGCTCGGTCGCGCCGCCGACACTACGCATCTAACCTGATTTTGACGCGAGCACATTTTCTGAGACTGGTTTTTGCTATTTATAATTGTCTCTTGACTTCTCCTGCCTTTGATGGTACTCTCGTCTGTGGAGGCGCTTATGATTCAATTAAACCGCATCTACAATCAAGATTGTCTGGATACAATGTCGCGCATTCCTGATGGGTTTGTGGATCTTACGATCACTTCTCCGCCCTATAACTTGGGCAATACTCATCACACAGGGAACAAGCGACATCAGCCTTATGACGATAATATGCCAGAAGACGAATATCAGCAGTGGCAAATTAAAGTTTTGGAAGAGTTATATAGGATCACTAAACCAACCGGTAGTTTAATTTACAACCACAAGAACAGGATCAGAAAGGGTGTATCTATAACGCCCTATATCTGGTTATTACAGACTTCTTGGATTATTAAGCAGGAGATAGTTTGGTTTAATGGCAGTCAGAACTTTGACAAGATCCGCTTTTATCCTATGACTGAGCGGTTGTATTGGCTGGCAAAATCTCCAAAAACTAAATTGTTTAATGCAATTAGTCATCACGATTTATTTGATACAAAGGAGTGGAAAGCAGAAGGCACGAATAAGAATCATACACGTAGTTTTCCTTTGAAAATGGTTCAGGATGTATTGCTGTGTTTTCCTGATGCTAAGGTTATATATGATCCTTTTATGGGAAGTGGAACAGTGGCGGTAGCGTCTATTCTGTCAGGTAGAGATTATATTGGTAGTGAGATTTCTTCTGATTACTGTACATTATCTGAATCTGAAGTATTAGGTGTGTGGTCTTGATTTTTCGGGGATATACCTGTAAACTATATCTGAGCGAAATTTGGAGGTAACAGTGGCTAAATCGTTTTTCGGTGAGTGGTTCGAGAAAGCGCGCGAAAAGGCGCTGGGGCGTATTCACATTTATCCTGGTCTATGGGTATTCTCTAAAGATGCTCCCGATGAAGACGACGCCCAGTCACGTTTTACCCGCCCCGATGCCGATGGCGTCTCGATGGAATGCATCGGGCAAAAGGCCGTGTTCTGCGGTAATCAAGTGTGGCAGGATCAATATCCGCGTATTGCTAGGGGTAAAGTGTATAACTATGCTGTGCCCTGGTCAGTCTGTCGCAAGTGTCGGTTTTATCAGAAATCGGATGACGGAATCAAGTTCCCGCGATGTTTGTGGAAAGCAAAGGCGCAGACAGTTAGTGAGGCTAACTCTGTCGCAGCGCAGTCTATTGTTGATGGCATTCAAAAGACCGCGGAGACAGTGGATAAAATTTTTGGTGCTAAGTAGATAGGGGCTGGTTTTGTATAGTCTTCCCCTCAATAATTAAGATGTGCTTTTTAGGGGTGCATCTACGCGGTGACGAAAGTTGCCTCTGTTTGTCTGTTGAGGGGAAATAGAGTTAAGAAAGAATTAATGCTTTGGGACTAAAGTATCTAATCTTAATTATTGAGGGGTCTTGACTTGTTTCCCGTTTAGGTATACACTCGTATCAAATATGTGGAGATCACGATGAAACACATTGTTATTTTTTCTCTTTTATCGGATCCAGAAGTGATTCCAGTAGCGGACAATTTTGATCGGTGGGAGGAACTAGCTAACGGTAACCCCTATGCGGAGAGTACCGAGGATCTTCCTTCCGAAATAACACTTCCCGAACTGCTAGATGTAAAAACAGAAGATGGAAAAGTAACCTTCTCTTGGCAGGGGTTTCAGGTCGAGCATAAAGGGTATTTTTATCCGGTAATTGTAGAGTATTTCAATAAAAATGTTCGTTCAAGGCAGATTATAGGCTTGCGCTGTAAGTATAAAGTATGGGCTGAAATTGCTACGCTTTGGCTTGTGAATCAGATGCTTTTTATGCGTGAGGATAGTGTAGAGCGGTGGAAAACTCGTGTTATTGATGTCTAGGAGATCACGATGAGCACGTATACGGACGAACAATTACAGCAGTTAATTCCCTTCATAGAGAAACTTGCGGAGTACAACCCCGGCAGCGGGTATGATCTATCTAAAGCGTTGATATCTGAAATGCTGCACCTTCGGAGTTTGTTACGTGAAGTGTGTGAGGCGGCAGAGGTATATTCTGGTGCAGGATTAGAGTCGTGTAGGGTGTGCTTTCGTATTCCTCATGCTCCCGACTGCCCCGTTGGTATTGCAAAGAAGTTTTTAGGTTAGGAGACTTATGCAAACCTTTTTACCCTACTCTAGTTTCGAGCGTAGTGCTGAGGCGTTAGATTATCGTCGTCTTGGAAAGCAGCGCGTAGAAGCCTACCAGATTTTATGTGCGCTGTCTGATTCTAAATATGGTTGGCAGAATCACCCCGCTGTGAGAGTGTGGTGCGGTTACGAAGCTGCGCTAATTGCCTATTATTCGGCTGTCTGTCGGGAATGGATCAGTCGGGGGTATCGAAATACAATGCCCGTTTTGGTTCCACAAGCGAATTATAAAATTCCAAACTGGTTAGGCGATGAGCAGTTTCATTATGCGCACAGATCTAACCTGTACCGGAAAAATTCAGAATTTTACGTACAGTGGAGCGGCATTGATTTGGTGGATTATGTGTGGCCTGTATAGGAGAGTAAAGATGACTAAGTATGGGACGGGTGATCGGGTTGTTTTGAAGAGGCACATTCTGTCTTATCTGGATGGTCCAACGGATCCACGACCGGGCGCAACGGGAACTGTTGTTTGGGCAGAGGATATTCTTGAGGTTGAATTTGACGGTTATGGTGTGTATAGAGTACGCGATTATATGCTACGAAAACTAACTTCTGATGAGATAATTCAGGAAATTACAGCACGAGCAGAAGCGTCTAGTGGGGGTGATTGGAGCGCCAGTATTAATTCGGACGGAGAGCTGATCATTACTATCGATGATCCAGAACAGACCGCCATAATCTGGTGTGGTGATATGGAGACGTGTACGAGTAAAGACCTGAATAATCACAAGTTTCTAGCTAATGCTCGTAAAGACATCATGTTTTTATTGCAGTACATAAAGAATCAGCATGATTAATCGAGTTATGTGTGGGGATTGTCTCGCCCTACTGCCAGAAATTGAAGACTCCAGCGTGGATATGGTCTTGTGTGATCTTCCTTACGGGACGACGCAATCTAAGCGAGATGTGGAGATCGATTTAGATTTATTGTGGGATCAATATCTGCGTGTTTGTAAGGAAAATGCGGCGATTGTCTTGTTTGCGCATAACCAGTTTACGTTTAAGTTGGCGTTGTCCAGATTTGATCTGTATAGATATAAGTATGTGTGGATCAAGAATAAATCCACCAATCACTTAAATTCTAGAAAGATGCCGCTGCGCGCTCATGAGGATATTCTAGTTTTCTATCGTAGCTTGCCTACTTACAATCCTCAGTTTAGTTACGGACATAAGCCTATGAATTGGGCCAGAAAAAAGAGGTCGAGCAACGTTTATGGTGAGGAGAAACGAGTCGTGAATGACGCCGGAACAACTCGCAGGTATCCGAATGATGTTCTGTATTTTGACGTGGTGAATAATGACGATCCAGAAAGAATCTGTGAATTTCAGAAGCCGGTTGATCTGTGCGAATTTTTGATTAGAACCTATACCAATCTAGGCGATGTTGTACTGGATAACGCGATGGGATCCGGTTCTGTGTGTCTGGCTGCGCGAAATACAGGTAGACTATCTATCGGAATTGAGATCGATCCTGTATTGTGCGAGAAAGCCTACCAGCGGTTGGCTGAGTTTATTTAGCACCTTTACACAAAGCAATAACATAATTGCACCTTGACATTCCACCTGTTCGGATGTATGCTTGTCTATGGAGAAATCACGTGGCACATCTCGTTATGGATTTAATTGATATATTTTGTGATAAATATCCCGAAGCATCTTGGGGCCCTGCTCATGTTGTATTGGACGATTATAATTTAGACGACGACACTATTGTGCGAAGTCAAAAGTTATTGAAAGAGGCGATCATTACCCGTCTTGGATACACTGTAGAAAATCCGGATCCGACATCTGTGGCTTTAGAGTTTTACTCTGTAAAAGAAAACGGTTTATATCGGCACGGATTGTTAGAGTTAGCCGCAACACACGAGTTCTTAGATTTTTTGCTGACTATTCCAGAAGAAGATCGAGATTTTTGAGGGTTAGAATCAATGTCAGAGCAAAGAAAGAGATGGGATAAGGCTGTCAAGGCTAAACAGGAACGCGAGGACGAAAAAGTTATGGCAGTATCTTATCCATACGAGTTTTCGTTTACTGTATTTCAGCAGGTAAATGATTACGGACAAGTATATTATACTGCTGTTCCGTCCGATAATGTTACTCGTGACGGACAACACGCACTACCAGAACCCTTTGGGCATGGACTAACACCCTATGAGGCGCTAATTGCGTTGCTTGCCAAGTTACATAAGGGAGACTGACATGAATCTGACGATGGAACAAGTTCGAGAGATGGACAACACTGCGTTACGTTTGTTAGTGGCGCAGTTGTTGGGTTGGACTGATATTTACGAACAGTTTGGTGAATGGGAAGACGAGCCTATGTTTGACTATCAAGGAGTACCGCCTGGGTGGACCAGCCGTACTGTGTTACCAGAATGGCCCGAATGTTTGGATGATGCAGTAGAGTTATTCAACGGTGAACAGGTTCATGCTTTTACTTTGTCAGGCTTATGTGATTTTGGGTGGTCGGCGGTAATTTGTGACCACAAAGACAGGGCGTATATCGAGCATGATCGTATGCCTGCTCGTGCTATCGTGTTAGCCTGGATCGCGTGGAGATTAAATCAATGATCATACTTGAATTTTTGGTGGTGTGGTTTTTGCTCACTTTAACCGTTATGGTAATTGTTGCATGGGTAGGGCTTCTGCTTTCTATTATACTTCATGAGTGGATATATGTGCCGCTGGACGAGCTACCTTCTCTTGTGCTGTTTGGTCTGGTTGCGGTACTTCCGATAGCCATTTTAATTACTTTAAGGGGGTAAAAATATGAATGATATATACAATCTAATAAAGTGTTGGTTAGGTCTACACGATTGGCATATTAGGCATGAGACAGACTATGAGTACAAAAGTGGGTGGTTGATTGGTTTTACTAAATACGTGAAAAAGGAGTGTTTATGTTGTGGTAAAATTAAACGCGAAGACGAAGAGAAATACTGTACATTTATTAATTTTGGAAAGAAGTTTGATCCGAATATTACACCTGCAGAAATTAACAGTCGGACGGGAGTTTTTACGTGGAGAAATTGGTTTTGGAGAAGGGAACTAGCAGAGCGCGGATATATACTAAATAAAAATGATGAAATGTGGTTTCCAACTTATATGTTGGAAATATTAAAAGACGAAGCGGCATATATAGAGGACGAACTGTCATGAGTAAGTTTTTCGGGTATTTTATGAGTAGTTTGTTTGAAATTACGCTCGGTTTTCTGATTTTAGCGGCGATTATCTTGCTTCTCGGTCTGTGTATGTTCTGGCCTATGCTCGTATGGGATCTGGACGATATCTGGCTTATACCTGCTGGGATTGTTAACAGTATTATTGGTGTGTCTTTGCTGTTTGCCTATATGGAAACGAAAGCTGACGAAGGGGGTTAAAGTGTATCTTTACCACTCTCACGATTCGTATGTAAGACTGCCGTATGATGTAGATCGCTTTATGCAGCATTTAGGATTTACTGATGCGCAAAAGCGGGATTTTCAGTGGTGGCTAACTAACCTGAGTACATTTGAGATTTTACGTGACGCAGAAGATTGGCTGAGTAAAAGAGTCAAGTATTTCGTTCGTTTTTGTATGGTAGAGGATCATTTGGAGATTATTTTCTATCGCAAGACTTTGATCACTCGGTTTGCTGTTTTGTTGGGGATGATGTAATGGATAGCTTCGATTATTATAGTCAAGACGGGCAGTATTGGGAAGATCGTCTGCAGCGCTGGTGTCCTAAGTGTAAGACGCTTATGGTGCGGTTTGATCGCCCTGCCCTGGATGCTGAGACAGGTGAACATCTAGGCAATTACCGAATATACAAATGCGAAAAGTGTGGATACGAAACTAATCCGAATAAGGAGTAACGATAATGATTATCAATAATAAAGTTTATGTTTTGTTTAGGGAGGATATTCTAAGTGATCCAACTCCTTTGGATTATGTTGTAGGGGTGTTTTCAACGTTAGAAAAAGCCCAACAAGAAGCAGCCTCCGATCTAGTGTGGACACATATCCCTGTAACGGGCTACTATTTCACTTGGGAAGGAACTTATGTTTTGTGGGTAATTGAGAGTTATACGCTAGATACTCTAAGGATAAAGTGATGGCGCCCCCTAAACTGTATTGCGTAATTTGCGGAAAAGAAGCCACTGGAACAGCAGCACAGATTCTGGTGTGTGACGAACATCGGCGCATGTATGACGAAGAAGGTCGAAAGTACCTGCCGATGCATCAGCGCACGTTTTATCTTCAGTTGTTGGAAGCCGAAGAACAGGTGGAAAGTCTAAAAGAGAGTTCCGAGTGTATGTCGGAGGAAGACTAATGTCTTATCCCGATCTTGTTCGCAGACTGTGTAAACTTTACAAACGAGAGCGCGAGATAACGGGGATCGAGTATCCCAGATTGGAAGGCTATCTGGCAGACATTATTGATCCAACCGCCCTACCTTACCTGCAGGGCGAGTATATGATCAATTTTAAAGATGATCATGTTTGTCATCTGCTACGGGTGTATTATGACGGTCCTACTTTTGAGATTGAAGGTACGCCTGGCATTGAAAATTTTATGTCATCTTTTGTGGAGTAAAACAATGAAATTTTCATTGATGGCTTCCGTAGTTTTTCTAACTCTTGCTGGTATCTCTCTTATTGGTGGAGATATAGATAATGCTCGTTTTTGTACTACTATAATGATGCTTTGGTATATTGTCTTTCGTTTTGATGTTTTGGATGAGAAAGGCTAGTGTTATACTAAAAATAGTACACCCGCCAAGCTGAGGTCTTCGGACACGCTCAAATGTGGCGGGTTTTGCTTTTATGTCTTGACATCTCGCGCATTTAGGTGTAGACTACTCTTAAAGGATGAGAGATGAAACCAGATAATTCACCCGAACCCCCAGGCTATACGTTGTTATATGATAACCAATCGATCAATGTCTCGTGTGTGGTCTGGTCCATAATTTGTATTTTATATCTGCTCGGTATGTTGACTTGTGTAATTGTATCAGATAGCGGGCTTGTAGCTTAGTGGAGAAAGCGCGTGTCTTCTAAACACGATATCGCAGGTTCGAGTCCTGCCAAGCCTACCTACGACATGGATCAGATTCGTGAATACGACGATTTAACACTGAATCTGTTGGTGGCTCATCTGTTAGGCTGGACGAATTTATATATGCAGGTATCATTTGGTGATGAGTGGTCTATTCACGGTACTACGCCCGGTGGTTTAGAGCAGTCTGTGCCTAATTTTACAGAAGATCTTTCATTGACACTTGATTTATTGAAGGATAACTTTTGGCAGTTATATTACCAAAGTGATAGATTTATGGGTCTGGTGACATCTGATATATCAGATTTAGAGTTTCATATGGAGTATGCAGATTCACCGCCTAGATCTTTAGTTTTGTCGTGGGTATCTTGGAAAATTTCGGAGATTCAGCGTTTAAATCCTATCAAGCCCTTAAGGAGACTGTATGGATAAGTATCTCAATCAGGTTGTCTGTAAAAGTGCTATAGATTTGCTCAAAGATTTGCCCGATCAGTCTGTACATTGTATTATAACTTCCCCGCCTTATTACGGATTGCGCTCGTATTTAGACGAGAATGATCCAAGTAAACCTGAAGAGGTTGGTGCCGAACAAACTCCCGAACAGTATGTTGAGAGATTAGTTGAAGTATTTCGTGAAGCAGGACGTGTATTACGAAATGACGGAACTCTGTGGTTGAATTTGGGAGATAGTTATGCGGGGGGCGGTAAGGCATCAGGCAGAACTTGGGAAAACGGCACAGTTCCAAATATGAGTCGTAAACAAGCCAGCAATAAAGGCTCTTTAATTAAAGGTCAGCCAGTACCAGACGGGTATAAATCTAAAGACCTGTTGGGTATTCCCTTTCGAGTAGCATTTGCTTTGCAGTCTGACGGGTGGTATTGGCGTTCGGTTATGCCGTGGATTAAACCTAATGCTATGCCAGAGAGTATAAAAGATCGTCCTACTTCTTCGCTGGAATATGTTTTTCTATTTTCTAAATCAAAGAAATATTATTATGACTATGAAAATATTTTACGTCCTTATGCTGAGAGCAGTCTAAAAAGAATTAATCATTCAGGTTTTGATCTACAAACTGGGGGAGAGAAGGATTACGGATCAGATTCTTCGCGTTCTGCTAGAAAAACACTTGAGAATTTTAAGAAGAATATAGATAAAAATAAAGGTAGACGATACCGTAATACAGATGCCTATTACGATTCATTAGATATAATGATTGAAGATACAGAAAATCAATTAAATTACTTAAAAGAAGTTCGAGAAAATAGGGGAACTTTGGTTGATAATCAGATTTTGGCGTTTGATATACACGTAGGACAGTCAAGTTTAGCACACTTTGCATCTTTTCCCCCAAAACTAATCAAACCGATGATTATAGCTGGTTGTTCGATTGGTGGTGTTGTTTTGGATTTCTTTTGTGGAACGGGTACTACAGGTTTAGTAGCAGTGCAGAGTGGTCGGCAGTTTATCTGTGGAGATCTGAATCCTGAGTATGTAGAGATGGCTCAAAAGAGAATTCTAGACGGGAGCGGAGGGAGTTAAAATGGTAAACTACAAAGATATTCAAGTGGAAAACTCGCATTATATCAGCTTGTCCGCGTGGATGGGGCCGATCAAAGACATTCACGGTTATATTTCAGAAGAGTTTGGCGATCCGGTGTTCAAGTTGCGTAAAATTATCTTTGAAGATGGCACTCAGATAGATGTCGAAGGCGAGCACGACTGTCCTTATCTGTGTGGCGAGACAGAGTTGTACAATGACGAAATAATGTGCAGTCTATTGGAGCAAGAAAATGAAGATCAGTAACGTTCGGTTGGGGTTTGCAACTAATTCTTCAAGTTCACATAGTATTGTAGTTTTACCAAAAGGCGTGTCTGCTCCGTCTGGCTTTGATGTGGTTGAGGGAGAATATGGTTGGGAGAATTTCGTTCTCAAAAATCAGCAGGATAAGTTGTCTTATCTGGCGGCAGCAGTTGGGTCTTCTTTGTTAGAGTTTTACGGGGAAGATCTGACTGAAATTATTATGCGCGAGTGGTTTCGCGGGATTCCCTGGTCGAAGGGGTGGTATATCGATCATCAATCAGAAATTGAGATTCCTCATGATCCGATTACCAAACAGGTGAGTCAGCTATTCGTTCAAGACTTCTCTCGATTTATGCGTCGGAAAGATGTGGTTGTTCTAGGGGGTAACGATAATAGCGATAGGCGCGATTTTGAAGAATATTATCAATACGAAGTAGATTTGCCTAGAGGCTGGAATCTCAAGTGGTACGCACAAAAGTCGGGTGACTGGTGGACGATGTTTTGTGTTGAAACTGGCGCGAAGATGCGTTTTTCCTTTGAAGAAAACCCGCAAGATCTGTGGCGATCTGTTTATCCTGAGTTGATTGATTTTAAGATTACGGATTATTGTCCGTTTGACTGTCCGTTTTGCTATCAAGACAGCAGTCGGCAGGGTATTCATGCGTCTCTTGCAGATATTGAATCTTATCTGGAGATGATGAGTAACAGCGGCGTTTTTGAAATTGCGTTTGGCGGTGGCGAGCCTACGTTGCATCCTGACTTTGTGAAAATTCTACGTAAGACACATAGTTTAGGTATTGTGCCTAATTTTACGACGAAGGTAACACCGGAACACTGGTCGTCTGATTTACTGCAGGCGGTGATGGAAGTTGTAGGTGGTGTGGCTGTGTCGGTAGGAAGCACCTGGGAAGCGGGTAAGTTAAAAGCGGCAGAAGTGTTGTATGGATTACGTGGGAAGATTTCGGCGCATTTTGTAGTTGGCGCGCATCCTGATTGGCGACTGGAAGACGTAATTGAATCCTGTGCCGAGAACGAAATTCCGCTGACTTTGTTGGGGTTTAAGGAAGTTGGGCGCGGTACAGATCCAAAACCGCAAATAATTAATCCGTCTGTGTTGCATAAGGGTTGGCGACTGTCAGTGGATACGTCTTTTGTCGAGCAGTATGCAGATGTAATCGAAGAAGCGGGGATTCCCGATCTGCTGGTTGTGCCGGGCGAAGGTCGGTTTAGTATGTATATCGATGCAGTTGCACAACGGGCTGGAATTAGCAGTTATCATCCTGACCTGATTGAGTTTGAGCCTCAATACTGGAACGATTTGACGGATATTTGGGTAATTTTAGATGAATACGTTAACTAGTGAGCAAAAGTACGAACTTTTACGCCAGATCTGTGTAGATTATGGTTTATATAACTACATAAACGAAGATAGAGCCTGTTTGCCTTATGAGACACACGAGGTTGGCGCTGATTTAACTATTTTAGATCGTCTGGTTAGCAATAAAGAGTGGACTCCTTTTATATGGGAAGTGGTGAATGATCGCGTGAAATACAGATTGGGGATAAAATGATCGCTAAATACCGCAAGAAACCCGTTGTGATTGAGGCTGTTCAGTACATAGGTGATAACGCAGAAGAAATCTTTGAGTGGATGAATACAGTAAACACCTGTGCTGCTTATATAGATCCAGATGAAGATGACAGTCTCATGATTCTTACGCTCGAAGGTGAAATGCAGTGTCGATTGGGTTGGTATGTTCTTCGGGGTGTCAGGGATGAGTTTTATCCTTGTGATCCAGAAATATTTATTGAGACATACGAGAAGGTAGATGAATAAGCCCGATTGTTGTCTGCTTTTCTGGTTAATTCACCTGTTTATTGGAATTTTAATGCCTGTTTTGTTCTATTTAGGATGTAAACGCGATGAATGAGGTTATTCTCTGGATCAGGAACTATTCGATTATCGTGGTAGAAGCGAAATCCAAACGCAGACTCAGGACGTTTCAGCGCGGATCCTATTCGAGTTTTAGAGAAATGCGTTGGGCAGCAGATCGTTGGCTGGACAAACGGGGTTATTATCGAGTTGCTTGACAGAAAGGGTTAATTGGAGTATGATTATCTTAGATCCAGAGGGCAACGAATACGAAGTTAAGAATCAGGTACAGTTTGCGGAAGAGCATGATCTTAGAGCGTCGTGTCTCAATCAGGTTTTGAACAGAAAGCGATATCATCATAAAGGCTGGCATTTGCCGGGATCGCTGGTTATTAAAATTCTGGTTGATCCGAGTGGTTACGAGCACAAGTTTTACTCTCAAGCGGAGTTCTGCAGGGAGCACGATCTCAACCCTATCGTGATTTCTCAGGTGTTGAACGGTCAGGTTAAGCAGTATAGGGGCTGGCATTTACCGGAGAGGGACATTTATCACCGCTTTATTTCGCCCGAAGGCAAATGCTACAAAGTGCGTAACATTGCTGAGTTTGCCAGAGACATGAACTTAAACGTGAACGGGCTGTATCGTCTTGTTCGGAACTATATACACGAATATTGTGGATGGAGAAGCGCATAATGGGCTGGTGTTCAGGCACAGAGGTTTTTGATAAGGTTGCCGGTGCGGTTTTGAATTCTAAACTACCGGAAGCGGATCAGTATGATATTTTGTATATTTTGGCAGAATCTTTATCGGACATGGACTGGGACTGCCAATCAGAGAGCGGGTACTGGGATCATCCCCTTGTTCAGAAGGTATTTGAGGATCTGTATCCTGAGTGGTTTGACATTGACGATTATGATAGTTGGCACCCAGGACATCCCGATAACTTTGGAGATAAATAGTGAATATTCAACCTTACACCAAAGAGCAGTTTGTCGAGCACGTTCAACAAGGCACAGATGTTTGTCTGGTATGTGGAAACGAACTTAAAGGAACGTGGACGGATTATAACGGACAGATCCGCTGTTGGACGTGCGGCGTAACTTATTAAATCTTGGGGAGCCATCTCAAGCAGGAATTTCTCGATCTGCACGGTCTGACTAAAGAGGACATTGCTCAGCAGTACTGCGATTGCTTTTGTGATATTCCTTTGTACAAAGTTATTTATGAGAGCACAGGGAAGAAACTCCCGTTGGGGGTGTTTATCTCAGACCGAAATGCCCCTAGCGATTTCGAGTGGCACACTTATCTGATGTGGTTGCGGGATCATAAAGATCTGGTGGAAGCGAATTACCCCGGCCAGTTTATCTGGGATACCATCGAGGCTTATTTTGAAGATTAGCGATCTGCGCCAGTTTCCTTGCGATGTAAGACCTAAAGAGGGTTGTGAAATCCACTGTCCTGAGTGCAACGAGTGGTCTTCACATATAAAATGGAAGTATACGAAGATTGACTGTGATTTGTGTGGTTATCACCCCGCTATGCGTTGTCCGGTATGTAAAACTGTGTTTGATTCGGTGTTCTGTGATATGTTTGAGGTCCGCTGATGTTTCCTGACGTGACTATTGTAATGACGACCTACTTTCCCGATGTGCATCGGAGATTCTTAGCGGAAAAAACGCTGCGCTCGTGGGTTGAAAATCTGAGATATAATGGTGATCTACATTTACATTGCGCGGATGATGGATCGAAGCATATCTGGCATCCTGAGTTAATCTGGAAAGGCTCGATTACACATTCCCGACAGGAAAGGCGGGGTGTTGGGGCAAGTTTGAATCGAGGATTTGCGAAGGCTTTCGAGACATCGCCTTACGTATTATATGCGGTGGATGACTGGTGGCTGGCATATCCGATAGATTTCACGCACTGGGTAATGGTTTTGGAAGAGCGGGAAGATGTAGGTATGGTCCGCCTGGGACCGCCGCACCCTAATATTCGAGGTCATGTCGAAGCATTTACCGATTACTGGAACAGTTGGGGCTTGCGCTTAGACCGATACGGGTTTGCGTTTGGACATCGGCCCGCTCTTTATTCCCGACGAATGATCGAAACGTATGGGTGGTTTGAAGAAGGCGTTTCCGCTTTGGAGTGTGAGAGATTGTATGCTGAGAAGTTTGCTCGAACAGAGGGACCGGACATCATTCTTTCGCTGTCTTCGCCCTGGTATCACACTTCAACTGAATCTTTGTCTGCGATTGAGCCGGAGGGTTAGATGAGCGGTGGTAGTTTTGATTACGTTTGTTTCGCGGTAGACAGCGACGAAATCTTTTCTCGAATAGGAGATCTGTATCGGATCGAAGAATATTTACGCGAGAACGAAAAGCACGATGCGGCGGACGAAGTTCTGATCTACATCAAAGACCTGCAGACGATTGAGCGTCGTTTTCTGGCTTTAGGTCGTCGTATGTATGATATACTACAGGCAACGGAATGGTGGGCGAGTTGTGACTGGGATGAAGAAGAGTTCGATAGAACCTGGAAAAAGTTTGTCTACGGAGAAGATCTGCCCGATGTGTCGGAGTAGATTGATTCACTGGTACGGCGATAAATATCTGTGTTTAGGGTGTCGTCGGGTTGTGCGTCTGCCAGAGAAATAGGATATAATAGATGCAGAAAAAAGAAGTGGACATTTATCCCTGTCCGCGCTGTGGCAAATGTTTCGCCATTATAGATCCTCCCCAAAGGATAGACAAATCGCGCATTCGTATTTATTTGAACTGTGTAAAGTGTGGCTGGCGCGAAACCGTGATCCTGAGCCTTCATAACCTGAGATTGGATACCATAGTGCATGTCAAGCATACCTGAATACGTCAAGGACTACTTAGATCGTTTTCCTCAAACAACAGGCGCAGAATTATCCAGAGCACTCCATATACCGGGGAGATCGGCTCGCCGCTACGTAAAGAATTATAAATCATCCAAGAAATTTACATCGGTTGATGATCGCCGCGAAGTTCTCCGCGAGTATTTAGGCACTACTTACTCCCCTGCTCCACCCAAAAGAAACTCTAAGGAGATCACGATTGCGGCGGTAGGTGATTTTCATGGTCAGCCCGATCCTCGAATTATCTCTGAGTTGGTAAAGTGTAACGCGGATATTTATGTATTTGGGGGCGATACATTCGACCAGGCTCAAGCCTCGCGCTGGCCGAGCGAGACAAAGAAGCAAGCCAATCGTAGAAAGCAAGAGTCCTGCAGGGACGAGATTGCTGAGATGCGAGCGGTGATTGAGACTTTGTTGGAAGAAACGGACGGCGAGATTCACATCTTGTTGGGCAACCACGATGTTCGGGTGTTGAAACGAATCTTGGAAGTTTTTCCCGATTGGGTGTTGAATTATTATAAAGATCCGATGGAACTACTGTGTGATGGATTGGAGGATCGCGTTCAGCTTGTTGGTAAGGACATCGATCTGCGCTTCCCTAATGGGGATATTTACGCGACGGGAATGCACAACGAGTTTGTGTATGTCCTGGGAGATGTTCTGTTCAGTCACATGAGCTTTTCGAGTAGTCGGACGGAGCCTGCTGTTTCCAAGTTGTACCGGATGTGGTTTACCGACTGGGAGCGATCTCTAAATCTGAGACATATTAATGTCATCGTGCATTTCCATGTCCACCAACGAACGATGATGAGCGTAGCCGGTGGGCACTTGTTGTTGATTGAGCCGGGCATGGGCGGTATGGCTGAAACCGAGAATTATAAATACGACTATAATGCCAAATGGCGACCTTCGGTGCGCGGTTTTCTGGTGTTCAAGCAAGTTGACGGGGTGACGGATCCCGAATCGATTCAATTGGTGGCTCCCTACTTGACAAAATTTTAAAGGTGGTGTATGATGAAAGTAAGTGTAGATCGGATCAATGAAGTGTCGCGGTTGATCGATCAGGAATCAGAGAAGTTGCGCCGACATCATAAGTTCTCGCGGCGAAAAGTCGTCCAGTTTTGGGATGCAGTCTGGGAGTTTTTGAAGAGCAACCCTGAATGGATGACCGAAGACGCTATAAAGGAAACCTATAAGGCATGGAAGATCAAGAAGTGAAATACATTGCGACGATTAAAGTTTATTTTATGGGGCCGAATCGGGATTTCGCTGTGCAGGAAGATCGAATTGGGGAGCAGCAAGAGCAAATTCTGGATTTGGTGAAGCGGTTTTTCTTTCTGATGGAGAGCGTGTCGGATTTCGATCAAAAAGACTTTATTCCAACTAATTTTAGAGTATCAGTCGATAAGGAAATTGGAGATGAAGTATCTCACTAAGGCTTTGAACGACGCGATTGACAACGATGAGTTTGGAGACTTGGTACGTGAAATTTCAGTATTTGTTTCTCAGGCAATTAGTAGTGATGAACACGGGCTTCCTACTGTTGGAGAGTTAATTTTAGATGATGAAGTATTTCAATACGCTGATTTCTTACCTTACCACCATATTTTTAGATCATATGATGCACTAGAGAATAGTATTAGACATCAGTTGGATTGGATGATATGAAATATAAATACCTTAACAAAATAATAAAAGAAGCATACCATAACGGTGAGTTTGAGATTATAGTGGATGAAATTACCGATATGATCTGGAATCTGTCGCACGGTCTATTGACTGTCGAAGATCATACTAGTTCTAATATAGAACTAAAAGACGAGTACACGGTGATCAGCACACAAAAACAACTTAGATCTTGTGTTAAACACGAACTGGATTGGTACACATGACAAACACACGCTGGCACGACCTAGACTGCGCGTATGCGGTTGATAGTTCGGAGTTTCCAGACCAGAGTTTGCTCGAAGAAGCGCACTGGTTGGAGATGGAGTATCACGGCGATAATACCTTTTTTATTGAGATGCGATTGGTAGATTCTCAGGGACAGGAAATTAATTTCTTTGTATCGAGATCAACCGCGAATAAGATCAACCGTTATCTGAGTGATAGATTAAGGAACGGACGATGACTAACTGGTGGAGCAAAGCTGAAAATGTTTATTTGGGTGCGGAGAGTGAAAAACGTAGAGTTCGCTCAGACGTATTAATAGATCTAGTTAAGCAAGTTTTTGATTGGAGTATAGATCCAAATTCGGGTGTAATCCGTCTCACATATAAGAATGATAAGGCTATTTTTCTAACGGTTGTATCCGATTATTACGGAAAATTTTCTATTTTAAGAGCGTTTCGCGTAGACACTTATACAGGTATGAAGTGTAAGGCTTATGTGTCTGCTGCTTTTGATAACTCACACGATGCTGGATATGAGTTATCTCGCATAAAAGAGTGGAAAAGTTTTATTCCACACGGTCATGTGTTAGAAGATCTTCTACACTCTTATTCTGGTTTTGTAGGTTATACGTTTGTGGAAAGCGAAAACGATGATGACTAACTGGTGGGATAAAGCGGTTAAAGAGTACACTGATAAGCTGGATGCTGAGCGTAAAGAGCGCGCAGAAACTTTACGAACTCAACTCCGAGATATATTGGGTATGCAGACCAATCCCGATTCGGGTGTACTATGTTTGGAATACGAAAATAAGGTTGATCTGTATGCGACAGCAACCGCAGCGTGGAGAGAAAACGTCTTGTTTTTTCTGCGGTTTGATGAAACCTCTTATGGTATTACCGTATATTATTCTAAACTAATCCACAATACACTAGAAGCAGGAGAAACCCTTACTCACATGGATGAGTGGCTTAAGGGTAGAATAACAGACGATATTTTGGAAGATTTGCTGTACTCATATCCGAGTTTCGCAGGGAAAACCTTTCTGGATGAGACTTAAGTTATCGGACGCTGACCTGTTTGAAGATCCAACGACTCTGGTGGCGGAACAATCTGAGCTTGACGGCAAAGATATCGTGCAAATTGCTCTGTTCAGCGATCCGCAACTGGAGGGCGAAGGTATTTTTCTGACAGAAGATAAAGTGCTAAAGTTATACAAGTGGTTAGACCGAATTCTGGGAGGAATCAGGCATGAATGAGAAGGTTGTTAAAACGTTGGAAAAGATTGGAACGGTGTTGGTGGATCGCCGCTTCTGGGTGGCATTTCTCGCTATCCTTTTGACTCTAGGCGGCGCGTTTGGCTTTTCGGAAGATCAGCTTCGACAAATCGAAGACGCTTTCGGGGAAGATGGCGAAGGTATTGCGCTGTTTTTCGAGCAGGTAATCAAGGTGATTGTAACAATTATCGCTGCGGTGAAGGTCATTTCTTCGTGGACAGAACGACCGCCTTCCGGTCTGGATCACAAAGAGTTTCTTCTAGCGAGTCGTATCGAGAATCGATATGGTAAGTAAGTACCCTGTAGTTCTGCGTGGGTTTGAGAATAATCACGTGTTTCTCAGTTTTGAGGGTGATGATCGTATCTTTGCTATAACGCCCCTAGACTTCTACTATCTCGGTCTGCAGATCGTCCGCGTGGACTGGATGGAAGCAAAAGAGACTTAGCCCACTTACTGCTTTCTACTTAGTGCCCCCTCACGGGGGTTTTTTGTTTTCCCCTTCATCATAGTATGATACATACATGACAGCGATGAAAAAGTGTACCAAATGTGGTCGGCTTTTTCCGGCCACGCCTGAATATTTTGATCGTGATCCCCATCTTAAATCCGGCTTATACCCCTCTTGTAAAGAATGTTCTGCCGCTAAAGCCAGACCAGGAACGCCCAAGCGCAGATTTATCGAAGGTAAAGGGGTGCGCTTTCTTAAGAATGGTAAGATGCGGTGTCACGCTACGTCTTGGAGAAAGATTAAGGAAAAAGCTGGACCGGAAGACAGGCTCTTAACCGAAGAAGAGATGTGGCCCGACTGTCAGTGCGGTAAAGCGGCTGTGCCGGGTCGATATGTGTGTCGTGTGCATGGAGGAACTTCCAGATACTCTATGAATAAAAGTATAACATCATATGTGAAGGGCAATTTAGCCGATAAAGTTTTATTCGCGCTGCAAGATCCTGAAATTCTGGACCAGCGTAAGAATATGGCTTTATTGGAGGCGCGTAACGCTCAACTGCTCGAAGAGTTAACCGCTGGTGGTTTGACACAGTACGAACACCTGCAGGCTTTGTATAAAGGTCTGTCTAAAATCGAAGGCGGCGACGTTCGGGATGGGGTGGATCTCATTCGCGGCACGCTCGATTCTCTCAAAGAGACAAAAGCCGCCTGGGATGAGTTGCGACAGAACATGCGGACGATTAAAGATTTGCAGCAAGCCGAAGTTAAGCGCCAGAAAGAAATGCGTCTGACTCTGACTGCTGAACAAGTCATGGCAAAATTCGAGCGGCTGGTGGATGCGGTGCTCGAAGGCGTTGAAAAGAACGTTAAAGATCCCGAAATTATAGAGGGTGTGTACCAGCATGTCTCAGGAGCACTCCGAGAATCTATTGGAACGCCTGGACTTGGCCTTCTCGCAGCGATTGAAGGCCAGAGTCGAGAAGATAACTGAAAAACCGTCCGAGTGGATTGAGCGGTATTTCTATGTGCCTGATCCCCGCGATCCTGTAACCGGAGAATTTCTATCTCCCGGCCCTATTCGGCTGTCTGAACATCAGAAACGAATTATCGATGAAGCACTCTCTAAAGATGAGCACGGTAAGCTTAAATATTCTTTGGTAATCTATTCTGCCCCTAAAAAATCTGGAAAGTCGGCTCTAGCATCGGCTGTGGCGATGTATATGGCGTATAGTCGTCCTTATTCTCAGGTTTATTGTTTGGCGAATGACAAAGAACAGTCTTCGGATCGTATATATGTTCCTATAAAGACTTGTTTTAAGTTGCACAACAATTTGAATGGTCCATTCAAGGGTGAAAATCCAAATAAAACAGAAGTTTTTCTATCTAATGGGACTAGAATTAAAGCGTTACCGTGTGACGCGGTAGGTGAGGCCGGATCTCAGCCTCTGTTAAGTGTGGTAAGTGAGGCGTGGGGTTGGACTTCGGACATTAAAAAACAACTCTGGAGCGAGATCTCCGTGCCACCGACCCTACAGGGGTACGCAATGCAGTGGGTTGAATCCTATGCGGGTGAAGTTGGAAAGTCCACAATTCTAGAGGGACTATATAAATTAGCTGTTAAAGAGGGCGAGCCTCATCCCGACTTTTTAGACTTGGAATCGAGCGGGGATCCGGTTGTTTGGGTGAATGAATCGGCAGGTTTGTTCTGTTATTGGGATCACGAACCTAGAATGCCGTGGCAGACTCCAGAGTATTACGGGATTCAATCTAAGCGACTGAGTCCTTCCGAGTTTGCCAGAATTCACCGCAACGAGTGGGTAACGGCAACCGATGTTTTTGTTCAAGCCGAGTGGTGGCACTCTCTTAGTAAGAACTTAGGTCCAATTAGCCCTTACACGCCGGTTGTGATCGGTCTGGACGGAGCGATCTCGAATGATTATGCTGCTTTGGTAGGTGTGACCAGAGATCCCGATAACAATGAACATACAGCGGTAAGATTCTGTTATATTTTTACTCCGAAACGAAGTGGTGGTACGATTAAGATATCGGAAACTGTTGAGCCATTACTGAGATTGTTGTGTAAGAAGTACAATGTCGTATGTGTGGCTTATGACAAATACCAGTTAGAGGATATGGCTCAGCGGTTGCGCAAAGAGAGCCTGGTGTGGATGTACAATTTCTCGCAGCAAACGGAGAGATCGGTTGCTGATAAGTCGTTGTATGATAGCATTATTAACCGGACGATCTGGTGGGATATTAATGGCGAAGGTTTGCCCTTCAACGGTGAGGTTCCGTCGCTCTACCAGCACATTACTCAGGCGGGAGCCAAGACGGACGGCGGTAAATTTCGGCTGGATAAACTCTCGGATGACGCCAAGATTGACGCGGCGGTGGCAACCTCGATGGCGCGGGAGATGTGCAAGCGGTTGATGATCACCAATAAGGACAAAAAGACGGAGTCAATCGTTCGACAGCACACCAGAGGGAAAATGACGGATGATGAATTTATGCGAGCAGTAGCGGAGATCCGGTAATGCCCTATTTAATCAAGGACGTATTAGATCGCTCGGTGGTCGAGAGTCCGAGCATAAAAACAGGGTTTGGGGTGCACCCCCTGATTATGTCAATCGCATCATTGGCGGATGAAGTACCCCCCTGGTCGGTGACTCCGCACGAGCGCGATAAGGTATTAAGAAATTTCTGGCATAAAGAGCCTGTTTTAGCCGGCGTAGTCACCGCTTCGGTTGCCAGAAATGCGTCGTTTGCCTGGGAAGTGGTGCCATCCGATCCGACCAAACCGAAACCTAAAAATACTCTGCGCGCCGTAACCAAGATGTTGAATATGTCAGATCGCGGTGCGGGTTGGGTGACGTTTCAGCAGAAAGTGTTGCTGGACATGTTCTGTCAAGACAACGGGGCGTTTATCGAAGTTATTCGTAGAGAAGATCGCCCCGATTCGCCTCCGATCAATCTTGCTCAACTCGATTCGGCGCGGTGTGTCAGGACGGGTGATCCGTATTATCCGGTCGAATACGAAGATATCTGGGGCAAGCGCACCGTTTTAAACTGGTGGAACGTGATCCCGATGTCTTTGTATCCCGCCCCGATTGAGGAAGCCTATGGGGTGCAATATTCACCTTTGACCGTGGCGTTGATGGCGGCTCAGATTTTGAGAGATATCGCCATTTATAAACGAGAAAAAGTCTCAGGTGGCAATACCAGGGCGATTTACTTTGTAACCGGCGTTACGCAGGACGTGATCGATGATGCGAAAGCGTGGTCACGCGAGCAGAATATGAATCTCGGTTTGTATCGGTATTCCGATCCGATTGTCATCCCCGGTCTGGATCCGACCAACCCCGTTAAAGTAGACAAGATCGATATCGCGTCGTTGCCGGATAATTTTGACGAAGAATCAACCTATAAATGGTACATGGTCCAACTCGCTAATGCTTTCGGGATGGACTATCAGGAGTTCGCCCCCCTGCCGGGCGGGAATTTAGGATCGTCGCAGCAGTCTAAGATTCAACATCAAAAAACGCAGGGCAAAGGTCCGGCGCTGATTATGTCTAAGACTGAGCACGTCCTGAATAATAACGGAATTCTGCCTGAGACGGTCGAGTTTAGATATCTGGAACACGATCTACAATCTCAGATTGACAAAGCAAATGCGGCCTTCATTCGGAGTAAAGATCGATCCATTCAGTTGACTTCGGGCTACTTAGATCCGGAAGGCGCTTTGGATATGGCGGTTTTGCATCGGGATATTCCCGAACACATTGCCGAAGGCGTTAAAGCAAGAGGCTTGGCGGAACAGTGGTATCTCAGCCGCATGAATCGCCAGCCGCAAAATTCATCTCAACAAATTCTGAGTGGAATGCAGTCTCAGCAGGTGCGCAGTCATGGAACTAATCATACGACCGATTTACCCGAATCCGAGGGACTATCCGGCGAATCTCCTGCCGAAGATTGACGCGGGGATTATCGCGGCGCTGAACGGTCCTGTTAAAGTTCGAGTCAGAAACGCTCTGGCGGATCGGACACGCAACTGGAAAAGTCCCCCGTCGATGGGGGCGCGGTATTACCGCCCCTCGAAGGATATTTTCGAGTTGCACGTCTTTCCGACCGGAACAGAAAAAGCGGTTAAGAAGTGGGTGTATGTGTCAAAGGGTACGCGATCCCACCCAATTTCAGCTATCCGAGCACCGATGTTGAAGTATCAGATGGGATACAAATCTCATACTAAACCCGGTAATAAATACGGATTACCTGGGGGTGGATCATACAGCGGTGAGTGGCGACGTGCGCCGCGTGTACAACACCCCGGCGTGGAAGCCAGAGATTTTGAAGGTCATGTGGTCGAGCAGGTGAGAAAGAAAGTGGTAGCCGATATTCAGTCGGCTATCTATGCAGCCTTGAGGTAGAGAGATGCCATATACAATTGTGAAGCGGAACAATCGTTTTTGTGTGCATAAGAAAAACGCAGACGGATCGGTCGGTGAGCGGATTGCGTGTCACGATACTAAGCAAAGCGCCATTGACCAGATTGGAGCAATTGAGTCTAACGAAAAAGCTATCAAAGAGCAAGATCTTGAAATCTTGATGGTTCAATCTGAGGCTCTACTGAATTTGATGTATGCTTTGGTGTGGGCGGATCGACTTGATGATGCAACTCAGGTTGTGAGTCGAATTACCGAACGAAACGAGAAGATTCGTGGCTTGATTTATCTTGCTGAAAGATATGGATACCGCGACGATAAAGAGACTTCAACTCGTTATTACACTGAAGCCAGACAATTAATTGACACGATTGAAAACAAGACAGCAAGAGCATACACTCTAGCAAGACTGGCGACAAGTATGGCGGATGTCGGATTTATCGATCAAGCTCTAGAGATTGCTTATAGTCTTACCGAGTTAGCGCAGAAGGACGCGGATAAGCTCAAGTCTTATATCGAAAGTAAAATTCCCGATGCGTCAGTGAATAAGTCCTATGTGACGTTCAAGCAGGACGAGAACGGAGATTGGTGGTTCATTGGTCTGTACTCGAATAAATTTAAAGATCGGGAAGCGGAGATTATCTCTGAGGAAGCGCATCGGGAATATACCGAGTGGGCGCGAGATAAAGGTATCAAGCCGCAGATCACGCTTTTCCATATGCCCCGCGCTCAGCCTGGTTTCTGGTATTCGGTCATGCAGGCTTATGAGAAGGGCATGATCCGCACCGAGACTATCAATACCATGCTGCGCGACTTCTACAAAGATTACGCGGTAGCTGAGGCGGAACGAGTCTTTTATGCTAACGGGTTTGTCGGTGTGGCGGGCAAAGTTTACAAAGGTCGTGAAGCGTGGATTAATAACCTGAGTAACTATCCTGACGAACTCGGTATGAGTCATGGTTTTATTCCCATAGAACTCGATGATAATATATATACGAAGTACCGATCTTTTGAAATGTCCATATTGCCGAAGAGTCGGGCGGCTAATATCTGGACCAAAGTCGATTTTGTGGAGGGCACAATGCCGTTGGATGCGAAAGATCAAGAGTTTCTGGACAGCATTCAGCAGGGTACGGCTGAGGAAGTCGATACTGCTACTGAAGAAACGCGCCAGCAACTCGAAGATAAGGGTGTTGAGTTTAAGGAAAACGAGACGCCTGAGATCACGGTTGATACCATGATCAACAAGCTGGTTGAAACGATGAAGTGGGACGAATTCGGTCAGGCTCTACACCAGCAACTGACTGAAATCAACTCGCGTTTCGATCAGATCGAAAACCGTTTGAAAGAAGTCGAACAAACAGAAGATGAGAAGGTAGCCAACCTTTACCAACCGAACTGGCAGCAGTTTTTGCCGAAGAAAGAAGGTGAAGAGAAGAAAGTCGAAGAGCAGAAGCATTTCGATTTTCTGAGCGCGCTGCTGACGCCGAAGCAGAACTAGGAGTCTATATCTATGGATGAGCAACAGTTGATGCAGGCATTTGCAAAAATGCTGCGCAATGAGGTTGAGAAGCACGATCTCCCCTCTGGGTTTACGCTGACCACGAACTTCATGCACGGGGTCAACGGCGTCTTCGGCGGGGCGGGTATTTCTCAAGACATCTTTTCCACGCGCATTAAACCGCGTGGCATTTTGGGGATGTTGCCCGCTTTCGGTGCGCGTGACACACACCCCCTGGTTGGTTTTCTGACGGGCTTTACTTCGGGCGATGGCTCGGCCAGTTATCAGGATGCTCCGTGTGATGATCCTCCGACCGCTGGTAACATCAAAAGCTGTAAGATCGGGTCGGCTTTCGGTCGCTTCATGGCGGCTACCGATCCCCTGCAGATGGACCGCATTGGTGAGATTATCAATCGCGGCGAATTCACCGACCTGCGGGTCGTGAACGATCCTATTCTGGATTCGAGCCTGATTGTTCCGAATGCCATGTCGCCGTCTGCTACGCGGGCGATCCGCCAAGAAGTTCTGGCGCGTTTCCTCGCGCTGGGCGCTTACTTTGAGCAGGTGCTCTGCCCGATGGTCTGGGAAGGCGACACATCGAATAACTCGGACAATGACGGGTATCAGGAGTTCATGGGCTTCCAGAACCTTGTCAAGACCGGGCATGTCGATGTGACGACCAATGAGTCGTGTCCGTCGCTGGATGCGGATGTCAAAGATGCGAATTACACGAAGGTTGAAGATAACGCCGCGTGGATCTTCCATCTGATGACGACCATGTATCGCTACGTCCTGTTTAATGCTCAGCGCATGGGTTTCATGCCGGTGAACTGGGCATGGGTGATGCCGGATAGTCTGTTCCGTACCCTGACTGACTACTGGCCTTGCGTGTATGCGAGCTATCGCTGTAACGCGACGGATAATGATCTGTCGAACAGTACAGACGCTTTGCAAATGCGCCAGATGTCGGATCAGATGTACACCGGGCACTACCTCCTGATTGACGGTGTTCGCGTTCCGGTTGTGACCGATGACTGTATGCCAATCGATACTAACACGACCGACGCGAATGTGCCGAATCCGTGCATGGCTTCGGATATTTATCTGATCCCCTTCACGGTGCAGGGTGGTCGTCCTGTGACCTACTTCGAGTATTTCGACTTCAACGGCCCGAACGGTGTTTCTGAAGCCGTTGCTGCGGGTTGGGCGTCGAGCGATATCATGGTTGCGGACGGCGGACGCTTCCTGATTACTAAGTCACGTACCTATACGTGTATGCAGTGGGAAGCTCTTACTAAACTGCGACTCCGACTCTTAACTCCTATGCTTTCCGGCAGGATCCAGAACGTACTCTACTGTCCGTTGCAAATGACGCGGCAGCCGTTCCCCGATAATCCATATAATGTGGATGGCGGTAACGAGACCGGAACATATAATAGCCCCTATTACTCTGACCGTCAGTAGTATCCTACTTGGGGAGGGTTAACGCCCTCCCCTTCTTGCTTTTATGTCCTTTCCGTGTTATACTATAAGTTTATAGGAAAGGATTAATTTATGGGTAAAATACACAATCTTCAAGGAAAACGTTTTGGTAAGTGGTTAGTGTTAGAGGAAATACCTTCTGACATGTATGAAAATACAAAGTGGAAGGTAAGATGTGATTGCGGTAAAGAAACAACAATAACAGGTAGAGCGTTAGTTTATCATAAGTCAACACACTGCGGATGTGAGCGAACTAAAAAACTAACAAAACACCCTCCGCAACAAGGAATTCCGGGCGGGAAAAACTTCAAAGATGAAACTGGAAAAGTCTATGGAAAATTAACTGTTATACGTCCTACAAGACAAAACGCTAAGAAAGAATGGTATTGGGAATGCAAGTGTTCCTGCGGAGAAACAGCTGAAGTTAGAGGATCACATTTACGAAGTGGAACAATAGTGTCTTGTGGGTGTGTACTTAAAGAACTTAGACAAAACCAAAATAAAACTCACGGGTTAACTTACACGCCTGAATATGTAAGAGCAAGAAACAGAAAAAGGGAACGAAAAGAAGCAATTCTAGATAAAAACTGGACTGGTGTAATGGAACATCAGTTAAGAACGTTATTTCAGCAGTGTGTTTTATGTGGAGTAACAGAGAAAGAACATCAAGAAAAATTCGGACAGCCTTTACATGTTGATCATGTACATCCTCTCAAAGATGGAAATGGCCTTTACTACGGAAATGCCACAATTTTATGTGCAGATTGCAACAAAAGAAAACACGCTAAGAAGTTAGAAGATTTGGACGAATGGACGCGAAATCGTTTATTGCTTACAGCGGATTTATTTAAGGTTCTATTTGAACCTAAGGAGTCTCTCTAATGGATAGGTGGGCTGGTCTGCTTAATTACGGCAGCAGCGAGAATCATACGATTACGCTCGCTATGTCGCGGATTGAAGACTGGGATTTCGCATCGGACGGGATCGGCTGTGACGCCAATGCGGATAATGGCACGCTGGCGGCAAAGCATCCCGGCACGTATTTCATTGATTTTACAGCGTCGGTGAAGGCGGATGCTGCAGCGGATATCATCTTCGAGATCTACAGAAATGGTGAGCCTATTTATCTGGGCGCAGAAGTCACGATTGACGCGGCAGATGATATCGAGCAGGTATCGATTATTGGTGCGTATCGGTTGCGAGTTGGGGATGTTCTGGCGGTTTATGCTCGTGCGGATGGCGAGTATAGTGTTGATATTCCTTACGCTCAGTTTGGTATTATGAGCCTGTCGGGTAGACGTTGGTCGTAAGACTATTGTGAGGTTACTATGTCTGTAGGAAATTTCGCCTTTGGGGGCGTTCAGCGCAGTTATTCATTTCCAGAAGCGGGTATTGGAAGACTCGGTAATTCGACTTCGGTAGTGCAGATGCCGTCTATCGAGTGTGAGCAGGTCTGTTTCTTTGCGCCGCCTGGAAATACGGGAGATGTATATATCGGTACTTCGGCGGCAATGGGCACCGCTCATGCGGTTGTGCTTGAGGCTGGAAACTGGAGTCCATATTTTCCCGTTGATAATCTCGATAAATTCTTTTACGTGTGTGAAGATGCTGCGTCTTACGTAGTTTATTCTCTGGTGCGTTAACGTGTTTCAGCATGGCGGACACCTGACGAAAGATATATACGGTAAGAATCCGGGTGCGCCGGTGGGGGGCGGGGGGCCAACTGCCACGTTCACCGTCACGACCACCGGCGCACAAACGCTGTCAATCGACACGCTCAACGTGTCGGCGGGGGAGACGGTGGTCGTAAGTTGGGGTGACGGGAACAGCAACGCCTACACAGGCGACAATGCCACGATTACGCATAATTACGCGGGCGCGGGGGCGTGGACGGTCACGCTCAGTAACCCGACAGCGGTCACGGCATTCGAGATTGATGATACTAAGGTCACGCTCAACAGTGCTGACATCGCTGATATGGTCAACATCGTGACGTTCCGTGCGAATAATTTGAAAGCGGGCACGTTCGATAGTGCGGACGTCAGTGCGTGGCGTCCGTTGTACTTCTACCTATACTCAATGCCCGCAGGTTATGCGGGCACGTTCGATAGTGCG